CGACAGAGCGCTGTCGAGGCTGTAAGTAGCAACTTTCAATTCGGATGTGGTTGGGAGAACTTGATTGGTTGGAAGACCACCAGCGACTGACTGAGAATATACTGTGATATAGTCTTCGTCATTGATATCGAAGTAGAGGTCGAGCGGGATGCTGGGATTGTCATCGGCGTTGAATGGCAGAGTTGTGAACAAGTTGCTCAGTGTAGGAGCGTTGTTGATAACTTCTGCAAGTACAGGTCCGATGAAGGAGGCGAGAGCAACTTGCGCGTCATAAGCGACGGTGCGGTTGCGGCTGGCCATAGCTTTGATAAGCTCAATCTGTTCTGGTGTGCGCTTTAATGTGATTTTCATTATAAATTTTTTCCTTTTATATTTTATTGTTCAATTACATACGCAGACCGACGACGGCGAAATTGCCATTGAATTGATCAGCAACACCGTTAAGAGTTGTGCGTGAGCCTGTTCCGAGAACAAGGCCGAGTTTGCCAGCGTCACTGTGAGCGCAGCCTGTAACTTTACCACCATTGGCGGAAAGTTTGAAGCCAGAGCCAACTGTGAGAGTACCGTCGATAGCGCCAGCGCCGAGCGAGAAGATACCGCGAGTAGCAACTGGAACAGCTTGACCAGGGAGAACAGCCATCAGCTCTTCCGCTTTTTGGCGGTAGTAGAGAAGCTTTTCGCCGTTTTCATCTGTTTTAGCAGTCTGACGGAGGGTGAGTCCGAGGCAGTTTGTGAGATCGCCAGAGGCGGCGGGGGTAACCTTGAGGTTAACCTTTGGGTATTGGGCAGCACCGATATGCGGATAATCGGTTTTGCCGAGGTATGAGTCAGAAGCGTATGAAACTGGGTCTAAGTCAAAGTTACCTGCGGAAACTTTAACGAAAACACCTGCGTCACCGCTGCCAACGCCTGTTGTGCTCTCGTTAACGGCAGCGTCAACAAGGGCGTACATATTGACCACGTCAAACTCGTTGAGTTGACGGAATGGTAAGAGACGAATAGCCATATTGTTTTCCTTATTATATATTTACTTGATTGTTATTATTTAGAATAGCTTACGCTAATGTTTTCACGCGAAAAAGCTTGTGCAAACTTATCGCGGAAGTTGATTTCGACAGATGTTTGACTATCTGGCGCGGTGTTTGTGGCAACAGCGCTTTCGAGAGCGGCTGTAATGTCAGGTTTCTTGTCTTCTACCTTTGTTTCAACAACGGCAGTGACAGAAGCTTTGCTGACTTCTTTAAGACGAGCTTCAACTTGTTCAGAAATCTTCTTTTCGATTTCAGCGGCTTGCGCCTTGATGAAGTCCTTGTTCTTGTGTTTCCATACAACACCAAATTTTTCTTTATAAGAAGCGAAAGCTTCTTCGACAGTGTCAAGAGCTTGAACTTCACCGATAATAACCTTGCGGTCTTCATCAGAGAGTTCGTAAGCAGCGTCAAGTTCGCTAACGCGAGCATTGAGGCGAGCAACGGCTTCTTCTTGAGCTTTTTGTTCTTTAATTTTGTTTAGTTCTTCTTGAGTAGCAGCTAAAGAAGCTTTCATTTGTTCAACAGAAGCGACGGTTTCGTCATAAAGCTTCTGAGCTTGTTCTTTAGCGGTTTTCTCAGCAGCGAGTGACTCGCGGTATTCTGTGTCTTTTTGTTTGATAGCTTCTGTGAATTGGCTGGTCATTGAAGCGACAGCTTCTTCACCGAACTTTTTCTCAAGAAGAGCACTCTTGAGTTCTACGATAAGTTTTTCTAAGTCCATATGGTTTATATTTTTTACATTTTTTATCTCTAAAATGGAATTTGATTTTTTATTCATTAAAAACGCCATCACCTCGTGACGGTAATCTTTTGATGAATCTTGCATCTCTAAATCTTGTTGTTCTTCCTCTGGACTTTCGTCCTCAGAGTCTCGCAAAGAGACTGAAACGTTGGAATCAAAAGCCACTACACCATTAACTTGTGCAGCTGGATTTGTAGTGAATCCTCCTCCTAGTGGATAGATTTCTCCAACAATAACTCTATTAATAATTGTGCCATCTGGCAATCTTCCGTTACCATCTCTGCATTTTAAATATTTTGAATATTCTGCAACAGTTTCTGGGTCAGTAATGATGTCTGCTTCTTTTAAATTCTCACTTCCAACAGCCAAATAATAATTACTAAAACCAATCTCCCAACTTGCAGAAATTGAGTTTTTGAATGAATCGGCGGGATCAGAATTACGAATCATCAAAGAAGTAAATGACGAATCTACTGTTTTATAAATGACCCCTGCAACTGATAAGTAAAATGGTTCTAATGTTTTGCCAGCTTCTTCTTCTGTCATGGCAACATTGTCGCTTAATCTATTAAAACCGTAATTGGTAATATGACCAATAACACGTTTCTTATTATGCTCGATATTTAAGTATTTATTAAGAAATCTTTTGGCGATTTTAGCTGCTGTAGCTCCAGAAATACCGTCGCCATTATGGTTAACCATATTTGGGACAGCTAAATTAAAAGATACGCCTAATAAATCAGGATTATCTTCAAAATTAATATTTGGAGAGAGCTTTTTTAGCTCGTCAAGTGAGGCTTTTGAAATTTGAAAATCTTTGCTGCCGACTTTGTGACAAGCGACAGAAATGTTATCTAATTTCGTCTTATACTTAAACGCCATGAATTACTTTACAGCAGAATGATACAAAATAGCCGCAGAATATTCGTCCAATAGAAATTCATCAGCAGTATCAGTGATTTCTTTCATTGGTTGAAGCTTTTCGATGTTGCCTAAATCTTGCACGCAAGCTTGTAGTCTAGTTGTCCATTCTTCTTTATTAGAAGCGGCAACAACTTTCTTACATAGCTCGATTATGCTCGATTTTTGTTGATCGTTAAGTTGATTTACGCCGAACTTTTCGGCAGTGAATGTTTCAGAAGCCTTCATGAAAGCATCAACTGCATAAACAGTAGATTGAATATCAGAAGTAGAGGCTTTTGACTTTGTTCCTAACGGTCTGCCAGAGGTAGAGTTCTTTGGTTTAGCCGTTGGTGTTCTAGAGATTTTATTAACTGGTTTTCCAACGGCAACAGGAGCAGATGGCTCTGGTGCGTTTGGATCTTCAGTCATTGGAACTCCGCCAACAAGAGGATTGTAGTGTCCTTTCTTTCTTTCTTCTACAAGCTTGTCTTGAGCTGGGCTTAACTCTTCTGGAGAAGGCAATTTGCCGTTAGCCATAGCTTCAATACCTTGTTCTGGAGTGATAATCGACAGTTCCATCAAACGGCTAACTGTACGCATATATTGAATCTCATCTTTAAGATCAATTTGTTTAAATTTAGCAGTAGGATAAGCTTTGAAACCTAAATCTTTTGAAATGCGAATGATTTCTGGTTGGAGAATATCGTTCAAAAAACAGTTGCGTGATTCTTTAAGGCGTTCCATGAAGAAACCAATCTTCGCGGTCTGTCCGTTATACTTGTCGTCGCCAACAAGAACGTTCATCAAGCCTTCTTTAATATCTTGATTAAGAATTTTGTATTTTTCTTCACCAACGACCTTCTTTAAATCAGGAATAATGAATTCAGCTTTTGTTGTATGGTCAGAAACTAGAACTCTGCCAACGCTTTCATTCATGAACAGCGATTGCATTGCTGCCATGTTCGCTGGATTGATGCCGCCTTGATCTGGAGGCGCACCCATAGTGATAAGCAGCAATACATTCTCAACTGTGCGAGAAATAGCTTGGTCAATGTGTTTTAATTCCAGTTTCGCATTAACATCTTCCATAATTGGAAAGGTAAATGGAATTGCAAACGGTTCATAGTCTTGTTTCTTATAGAAAGAGTATAGCAAGAATGATGGATCGAGTTTAATTTTTAATCCATCTCTAAAATAAGCTTTATCTTTAACCTTCTTCTGCATATCAGTAGGAAGAGCTTTAAATAATTCTCTATCAGCATCGTCTTTTGGATTTCTGAGTCTTTCTAACTCGTATTCAGAAAGAAGTTTTTCGTAAATAGCTTCTGAAAATGAAGCAGAAACCTTGGCAACAATTTCGTAAGGATTAATTAAGATGTAGCGAAGAGGAATTTTGTTATTAACAACTCCGTTTTCACTTAAACCAGATAAAAGTTTAAAATCTTCTGCTTTGAATTTACCGTCGATACGATAATAGAATATGTTTCCACTGCGATAGTATTCGCGGAAGTATTGGTCTTTTAATTTCCATAGTTTGATCTTCTCAAACCACTTGGTAAAGAACTCTCTGCTACGTGCAGTACCACCTTCAAGATAAATCTCTGTATTAGCGAACTCAGTAGCAATGTCGATAGTGTTTCTAACTAAAGCGACGTTTGCATAAGCCTTTTGGCAAAGTAAAATAGCATCACGAATATCAACACCGTCTTTAGAGAACTGATAAGGAAGCATTCCTTGGCTCAAAAGAGCATAGCGGCGAATGTTGTGATCAGTTCCGTTTCTTGGAATCTTTGTGCTCTGCGCTGTGTCGGTAGCTCCTTGAACTGGACGGCTATAAGAAGCTTTGGCAACTTCTGTGAAGTAAGATTCGCCTAAAAGCTTTGGCTCGTAGTCGTTATGAACAGCAAGCGAGATGCTTTCTGGCTTTTTAAACTTGCCCCAATAGTCCGACTTCTTGTTGTATGAACGCGACATATGATTATATAGTAAAAGTTACACTAAAAGTATCAAAAGTACTTTCATGACTTTCATTTTACCTCACGAAGAACGGAGTAAAAGTTTGCGCCTGTTGTTCTGGACAATCCATCATATCAAAATAGACTTTCATCATCCAGTTGCCTAATACTAAGCAAGAGTATGAGTCTTTGCGGGTTTTTTCTGCTCCGCTTTGTCTTTTAAGCTCTGGCGGAAGGTCAAAACTCTGGTGACCATTAGCTGTTGTTGTAGGAATGATTAGAGAACACTGCGCTTTAACCAATTCGATCAAATCAGATTGATGGTCAACGAAATCAACCATCTTTGCGTCGTTCGTTTGATTATCTTCTTGATCTCGGAAGAATTTAATCGTTTTAATTGGAATGGTCTTGTTTTTTTGAGCTGTGAAATCGTTATCAACAGCTTCAGCAGCGAACAGCATCTTTCTATGATCGAAGTTAGATTGCAATAACTCGTTGGCGTAGCGAATCCAAGAGCTTGTTGGCACTCTAAGGTAACAGATACGAGTGTCTTTTAAGTTATACGCTCGTCTTGCTTTGCGAATCTCGTCTTGGTATTTTTCTGGCGAATCAAAATCAGCTTCAAACATTTTGATTTCAATTTTGCTTTGTTTAAATACTTCGCTTTCGTTCGCAGCGTTGATAAACTGTACGCCACCGTTATAGTCGCCGCACATTCCAACGATATTGAAGTTGTTCATCAAATAAGCTAAGTATTCGATGTGCTTTTTAAGATTAGTTCCTGATACAGCATAGTTGTGAACAAGAATTCCTTTACGATTAGCGACATCTAGCTTAATAAGATTAATAGCAAAGTCGTCAGACGATTCATTTTCTGCCCACGAAGGATCGAAGCTTAAAATATAATCAGAACCTTTCTGTCCAGCCACTTCAATCGCCTGTCCTTCAAGCGGCTTGATCGTGCATTCGTGCATCTTGCTCAATTTAAAGTAACCAGAAGAATCATCCATGAATCTAGAACCGAATTCTCTTTGGAACTGCGACTCAGACATTGTTGACTTAGCTTGTGTCAGCAAACTCTCATCATAAAGACCATGAGGAGCTACATCATAAGAAAAATGCAATATAGCTCTAGTTGAATTACCTTTTCCATCCTTTTCTGGAAACTTGATAAGCGATTCATATTGCTTGTATAGCTTATACATATACTCAAACTGATAAGACGCAGAAGATAGTACAATAATTTTATTATTTGGCCATCTGAACCGCTCTTCTTCAGTCATATCTCCTTTAGCTATTAGCTGAGTCTCTAAATCATATACTTCTTTTCTCTCTGTTGGGTTCTGCACTACAGAAAGGAACGGAATAATAACTTCGTTGAAGATTCTTTCTGGCATCAACAAGAATTCGTCGATCATCATACGGTGAAAGCGAAAACCACGAAGCTTTTCGCCATCGCCAAGAGGCAAGCAGGTAATTTTACTGCGACCAAACTCCATTGTCCATTCGTCAGAACTCTTAGACACTTTAGTGATAGCTTGCTTTAAGAAAATAGCATTTGGCTTGTCCGCGATTTCTTCAATCTTGCGGAAAATCATCTTTGCTTGACGAAATGTTTTACTTACGATGCCAATGTGAACACCTTGATTCAAAATCGCATCTAATGCAGCGAAAACCGCACAGGTAAAGCTCTTAGAAAGACCACGACTCCATACCATCATGGAATAGTCTGTTTCAAACATCGTTTTAATTGCGAGATGCTGAAACGGAAACGGCTTTACGCCACAAATAATCTCAGATGAGAATGAAATGTTACTGCGCAGAAATTTATATAGAAGAATCTTAGCTTCGCGCTCTTCTAGATATCCTTCTTTCTTTAAAATCTCTTCGTTTACTTTATTGCTGTTGTAAACGCTTTTTCTTTTTTGGTCGCCAACGATCCAAGCCATGATTGATCCTTTTCTATGAAGTATTGAACGTCTGTTTCCCAAAGTTTTGGGCCGCAGACGAGAAGTTTAGGTATTAAAACTACGCTATTTTTCCTGCTGCCAGAAAAAACAAATTGACAGTTCTTGTGAAACTCTTGTTGCAGCAAACGCATATTATGATATACAAATTTTAGGTTAGATTTATGCGGAGTGAAGTCGTTATTGTTTTTGATCTGATCAAAACTAGACTCTACTACAACAAACAAGAAACAATCCATAGATTTGCATCTTTCGATCTCTCTTTTAAACCTATCAAAGTTTTCACCAACTAAAGTGCTCTTAAAATCATTCTCCGATTTTCTATCAACGAATGTTTTAGAGTAATTTTGCCCACCAGCAGTATAGTCTCCAAAATCTAACTTAACTTCTCTTTGATTTGAGAACTGCAACGGCTGTTGCTCTCTTGTATCAATGAAAATATTAACATTAGAGTAGTCAGAGTAAAAATCTTTGTGGATATTCTTCGTGAACATTGGCTTTGCGCCAATCTCTGAACAAACAGCAGAGTAAGAACCGTAATGCTTCTTGAAACAGTCGATACTTGGCAGTTCGCTTGTCTCAATTTCAATATGACTAGGCGCAACAACTAATTCTTTGTTAGCTACTCGTCTTTGAAGCAGTTGTTTGATGTACGGTTTAACAACTTCTGCTTTTTCAAAGTTGCACCACTTTAATAACTGCTCTCTGTTCTCGAAATCCTTTTCAAAATAAGACTCTTTATCCTTGAAGCTTAACTTTGTACCAGTTAAGAGGTTTTTCTTCGGGTAATGGGCACAGTAGTAGTCTCCAAGCGACATCTTATGCTTCTTCAAATGAGTATGAAGACTTCTTTCGCTTGGAAAATCTTGATTACATTCTTTGCACTTAAACGGCATCATCTAATGATATACCCAAGATACGAGCTTTCCACTCCACCATGCTTTCAAGCTTGCCAGCTTCTTCTCTAACAAGAGTCTTTTGCATTTCGGCGATCTTGATCATGTTAGCGCGCTCTTCTTCGTCTTGAAATAGCTGAACGATAGCCAAGATAGAAGCATTTTCCTTTTGTTTAGCATTGATACGTCCTGATCTATCGCCTTGAAGCTTTTTAATAAGACTTTCGACGCGACCTTCACACTGATGGTACTCACCACTCTTAGCTTTGATGATTTCGGCAAGACGAATACTCATTTCATTCTGCTCTTGAGTATCTTCAAACATTTTATTGAGCTTATCCAAGTGTCTTGAAGTAGTTTCTAAGTTGATGATTTCTTTGCACACGTTCATGTACAAATTAACTTCATCAGCAGTAAGGTCTGGCTTGTCCCAAGTCATTCTAATGAACTCTTCTTCAAAAATATTACGATCTTCTTGCGATGTATAGCAGTTGATGATCTTTTGGAACCGCGAGTTAGCTAAATTGATAGTGAGCTTCTCAATACAGAATTTATGTTGGCGGTTTAATTTTTCTTTATTGATCTTTTCGCCAGTAGCTTGATTGATTTTGTTAATAACACGCTCAACAGAACGCGGAACTAAGTATTTTAAACCAATAGCAGTTTCGGATTCAGGTTGACCTTCTACATTTGCCGTTCTAACGAAGTTTGCCACAGCTCTTTGCTCGACTCCAAGGTTAACGATTCTGCGATCAGGAAAAATAAGCTCCGCAATTCTTACGGCGGACAATCCAATAGCTGTTTGGTCAATGATAAACTCTTTTTGAGACTCTGTGAACTCAATGTCCGCTGCCTTTTCGTACTTAGATGTTTTGTAATTGATTTTATTGCTCGCCAAGAACGATCTGATAGCAATTCCTTGCTTAGATCGACCATCAAGCTTCTCGTTAGCAAAGAATTTGCGCGTGATAGTATTTAAATCAGGAAATTGCTTGGCTAAATCTTTAATCTGTTCCGCTTCTTGGTTAGTAAACGAAATATCTGTTGTTTCTTCTTTAGCTTCCACTTAAAATATCCTCCGATTGTAAAATTTTCAAAGCTACTTGCCTAAACAGCTTCTTAAGATTTTTGATTTGCTTATATCCAGCCTTCTTGCCCTTTTCATTTGTCTTGTAACCCATTTCTGCGGCTACTTTCTCTTCATCAGCACCATCAACAAAGAGTCTTGTATATACTCTATATTGTTTTGGAGCTAAGTATAATCGCATTTCTTCATGAAGGCGAGATGCACTAGATAAAATGTCAAAGTTCTGATCGCGCATTGAATGCACAGCATCAACATGGCCTTCAATAGAGACGCAAAGCTTAACATCGTATGCGCTCTTCTTTGTTTTCTCCCATTTCCTGTATAGTGGGCACTCAGAACACTGTCTTCCGCTTGGTGTTATAGAGCAAGCTGGTGGTTCGTTGCCTTGATTAAACTTACAGCCCAAACATGGGCGAGTATAATTGGAATAGTTGTTACGAAGCAAGTTCTTAATCTGATTAGAAGTGATTCTAGCAATCCAAGGTTCAAGTGGACGATCTTGTTTCCACATATGCCACTTCTTTGAGATGTGAAAACGCACAATCTGTGCGACATCTTCGTAATCCATCCAACAAATAGCTTTGAGCTGCCAGATATATCTGTGCTTCTCAATGATTTTGTCTATTACATCCTTCTTATCGTCGTAAGTTATTTTACCCAGCTTTTGAGCTTCCATATTTTTCAGGAGATAGGCCATCAATACCATCAGAGCGCTTTACTTTGAATTTCTTAGCTTGCGCTTGCATGGGATTCCGTTGTAAATCTTCTAGATTGAAGGATTTAAACCCTCCATCCATTTCGATTTCAACGTCTAACGACTCTATGTGTGGAAGCTCCTCAATGTCCGAAGAATCTTCGTCATCGTCTTCTATTTGCGAACTGCGAATAGCAGTTGGTTTCTGCTGGACTTTTGCCGTTGACTGCTGAACAGCTTTCGAGCCAAAAGAGTTGCCGCATTTTGAGCAAAAGTTTGGTGCAAATCCAACATACTCATGTTTTGCACCGCACGATGAACAGAAAGTGATAGCCATAGTTATTATTTAGATATGCGGTCAACCTTATCGTTAAGATTTTCCAGCTTTACTAATATCTTAGTTATATCTTTCTGTATTTCAACCATTTTGTCCGTATTAACTGGCTTTCCTTCATCATCTACTATCTTTGAAAGGCGTCGAGAAATACTTTTTACTTCTGTATTAACGTAAGATATTTGCTCTGCCTGAACCTTCATCTCTAAAGCAACAGGATTAAAATCATCCTTCTTTACATACGTTGTATTTAGGTAATACAATACACAGGCGATCAAAATTCCGCCAAATACCTTAATAATATTTGCCCAACTATTCAACTGAGACGTTTTTGACGTTGCGCTGCTCATCTTTTATTCTATAACGAAGATTAATGTTATTAATCTTCTTTACAACGAATTTTAAGATTTCGCTTCTTTTAATATCTTCTTCAGAGAACTCAAAAGTATAAATTCCTTTTTGAACGCAGTCTTCTCCAGTGAAAAGCTCAAAGAAATCAAGGAAACCGTTCTTAACTTTAATATCCGATTGCATAAAATCTCCGCATAAAAAGATTTTTGTGCCTTCTCCAATTCTAGTAATCAAGGTTGTAATCTCTTTAGCTGTAAAGTTTTGCACTTCATCAGCAATGATAATTTTATCAGTGAATGTACTGCCTCTCAGGAAGTTTACTGGTACTGCGGTAAGTCTTCCGTCGTCTTTAAGACGGTGAGCATCAGTAGCTTCGATAATTTCGTGAACTTTATCCTCAAGAGGAATCAAGTAAGGCGCGAATTTGTCGCCAACTGTTCCGGGCAGTGCGCCTAAAGACTTTTCTCCGCTCTCTGCGATTGTTCTGATGTAAATAATTTCTTTGTCATTGTTACTAATGAGGTTTAACGCTGCGTAAACAGCCATAAATGTCTTTGATGTTCCCGCTGGTCCAGCGATGAAAGAGATTTTGGTCTGCTCGTTTAAAAGTATTTTTAATAAGTCTTGTTGCTTATCTGAAAACTTAAATTTTCTTTCTTTAAATTTGATTTCTTGTTTTAGTTGCGGAATTGTGATTCCCGCAGGTTTGGTTTTCTTATTCTTAGGGGCTTTTTTTGCCATAAAGTGTTAAACCATCTCTTCAATAATCTGCAATCCTCCTTTAGCGACTCCGTTGGAATCAACAGAGAGGGTTTGATTAGATAAAACGCCAGCTACCGAAAAAACAGTAGCATCTGACATCGTGATGGTGCAGGTTACTGTCGTGTTTGGCTGATAATCCGCTAGCCAGTCTGCATTACTCAGTCCATTTACTTGCAAGGACTTTGTAACTTTAGAAACGCTAACTTTTTCAGGATATTCCGAGCCAATCACAAAATTTGGAACTCTATCGACTTGAATATCGAAAGAAATATTTTCATATTGTGAAATTGGAGTAGCGGAAAAATTTGGAGCAGTGAATTGAACTGTTGTTGCTCTTAAAGGCGATAATAAAGTAATGCCGCTGCCAGTAGTGGCTTGCTGCTCCGAATGAACGTAGATTCCAGAGCCAGTTGCTAGTCCGTAAGAGTCAAATTGCAGCGCCGCAGATGCAACTTTCCACGGCTCAAATGATGCGGAGAAACTTTTCAAATAACACTTGTTAAATTGGTAATCTGGAACTTTAATCAGCGAACCAGTAACCGAATCTCCAGTTAAGTTGATAATCTTGTTGATTTCTCCAGAAACCAAAAGGACATTCGCGGAAATGCTTGAACTTTTTGGGCCAGTCTGGATATAGTAGTCCATTTGCTGACCAATTCTTCTAACTCTTTTTAAACTAGTTGTATTTGATGCGCTTAAACTAGTTGCGTATAAGATGTTGTCAGTGGCACTATCAGCGTTAGTAAAATACGCTCTGATTTTATCGTAAGTAACGTAAGCCATCTGATTATTTTACACTCTTTTTGAACTGTTTAAGATCAGCGTCGTCAATCATTGCGAGTCGTTTCAAAAACTTGACATTCTCTAGTTTTACGTTCTGCATAACAAGACGACTGCCGCCAGTGATGATTCCTTCTTCGTTAACATCGTAGATAAATAAGGTTGTTGACATTAAACCGATTCTCACGATTCTTGCTGGGCTTTTTGTGCCGTCCCAAAACATTAAAACGTCATCTTCTTTTAATCCAGAAGTCATTTTAAAGATAATGCTCTTGACAATGTTAATAATAAATTCTTTAAACAGCAACGAAGCAACGCCCGCTACTAAAAGTACCGAATTTTGAGAAACAAAAGAATTCATCTGATCTTCCATACTATTTTTTACACTTTAACTGGAAAAACCACCTCTTGAACTACTATAAGCTATGAACGGAAAAGGATCAAAACGTCGCCCATCTTCTATTTCTTCTGATGAGTTCGCAAACAGAATTGACGATATCTTTAAAAAGAAAAATAAGGTGCAAGTGCCTGTTCTTCAAGACAAAGACGGTTACTTTATTAAAATTCCAAAAAAAATGCTCAAAAAGGCTGGACTTAATGAAGGAGATAGTGTTGATTTCATTCCATCAGGAGACGGATATCTCGTTTCCAAAACTTTAAAACCAAATAAATAATTTTATGGGAATGTTCGACACAATTATCGTTAGCGACACTCTTCCTTACTCAGAGGAAATGATTTGCCTTGGCCTGAACTCAAATGATGGCGATTTTCAAACTAAAGACTTAATTAACTGCTTAGAAACTTATATTTTACAAGACAAAAAACTTTTTGTCAAAAAATACAAAGTAAATGAATATGTTAAGCCTGAAAAATCATCTGATGGTTGGAATTTCGGCCATATGGAAAGAAGCGGCGAATACCTTGAACAAGTTATTCATCATGGTAAGATTAATTTCTATACTAGTCATCTTGATGTGCTTGACGTTTGGGATACTTGGGAAGAATACGAAGCTACTTTCACTAACGGCATTTGCGAAAGCATAGTTTTATTTAAATTTACTAAAGAAGCAAATAAAGATAGAGTAGAAAGAGAGAAAAAGTGGAAAGAAGAACTTATCAGAGATCATAACCTTTGGTACAATAAGTATATTTTTTATACTCTTCCTTATCGCAAGTTCTCTCAATATAAATATAAGTTTTTCACAGCAATCGCTAACTTTTTCCACAAAATCGCATGATCACAACCAATAAAGAAATCTACAAAGAAGATATTGCTGCCATGACTAATGCGGCTTATCAAGAACTCGCAAAGCGCGACATTCATTTTAATTCTGTCGAAGAAGATGATGAATTTCACGATTTTTTAACGGCAACTCTTGACATTTGGTTTAATACTGATCACTCTAAGGAATAATATGAAAAATTTAAAATTAAACGAAGACTATTTAAAGTACCCAACAGTAGAATCTGTTTTGCGTGAAATTATTAATGACGATATGCTTGACACAATAGCTGTGGCGAGTATTAAATTCCATTTAGGATGCACCAAACAAACTTTAGATAGATATAAGTCGCAGAAAAATCTTGTAGATTGGGAAAAAGAAGACATGGAATATTACGAGCTTCTTTTAGCGGCATTTTGTCTTGTCGGCAATTACTATGGCATAGATACAGCGGAGTATAAACAAAAACCTACCAAAAAAAATGGAAAACCAAAAACTAAAAATTCCAAAAAGTCTTGAAGGTCACGTTTTGCGTTTGCAAAAAGACATTGACCACCTTCATGAGAAGATAGAAGAAGAAATCGAAATGACTGCGCTTATCCTTGACATAAAAGACAAGGATTCGCCAGAATATAATATTCTTTGGGACTTTTTACAAAATGATTCAAGATGGATGATCGAATTTGAATGAAAATTATCTGCATATCTGACACGCATGGTCTTCACGGATACATGAAAAACAAAATTCCAGATGGAGATATGATTATCCACTCTGGAGACTTCTGTAATCGTGGAGATTACTTTGAATGCGTTGAATTCTTTAATTGGTTTGGTGCTTTGCCACACAAATACAAGCTAGTTATTGCTGGCAACCATGATATTTGGATGGAAAAAGCGAGCCGTTCTGAAATTAATGCAATTATACCGTCTGGTATTCATTATCTTCAAGATGAAGGCGTGACAATCGAAGGTTTAAACTTTTGGGGTTCTCCAGTTCAGCCAGAATTCTTTGATTGGGCATTTAATCGCAAGCGCGGATCAGCTATCCAGCAACATTGGGACTTGATTCCCAAAGATACTAATGTTTTGATCTCTCATGGCCCACCTATGTCTATCCTTGATAAAACTATTCAAGGTACTCACGTTGGATGCGCCAATTTATTCACCACAATCACTGAACAACTTAAACTTAAGCTTCATGTCTTTGGCCATATTCACAATGGTTACGGCGTTGAGGTTAAAAACAATACAATGTTTGTTAATGCGGCTGTCTGTGGCGAAGACTACAAACCTACCAATGCTCCAAGAATTATTCAACTCTAAAATTATGACCGCACAAGAATATATCGCACAAGGCAAAGAAAAAACAGAAAAGAAAGTATGGTTTTGGCCTACTGGCTGGTATGTTATGCCGTATGCTTTGTCTAGAGGAGAGTGGAATATTTACGATGCTTACTTATCTGTCGAATATCCTGTTCAACGTTTCTTAAGAGAGACTTGTAGTAGCTGGAGGCATAGCATTTCGTTTAATTACCGCACTACTAAACGTACAATCAAGAATTACTTGCGCCATCCTCGTAAAGATTTCCGTGATGCTGTGTTTTCTAAACATGGTGACATGGATATGGTCGAAATGATCGTCCTTTTCCATCTTAACTGTGTCGTTGAGCTTGTCGAAAAAGAAAAATACTTTGAAACGTGTTGTAGCGTTATGGATAGTAAGAGCGAATTTGAGCTTGAGCTTAAAGAGGCTTATGATTACGCTAAGACTGGGCGCGCCAAGCTGCTTGATGAAGTTGATAATACTTTAATGAACATGGACAATGACGAGTTTCAAAAGTATCTTGAAGCAGATAAGTATTTAACAGAATGTGATACAGTATTATGCGATTTCGTAGTTAAAAACCGTGAAAAGTTTTGGACCTAAAATGAAAAGCATAATTTTAAGAATAATTTGGGCGTTGCTAGCTATACCAGCGTTCATTGCGCTTGGAGGCTTAACCTTTTTAGTTCAACTGAGCTTTAATCCCAAAGAAGCCGGGCATGATTTTGTTAAAGGCTTCAAAGAACTCGTTTTTTATGTTAAAAATGGATACTATCTTCCTTACGAAGAGGATTTAAATGATACAGACTAATACAATAATTGATGATTTAGTGATAGAAGAAGTGTTAGTTTATAAAATTTCTAATGAAGGCCGTAAAAACAAGCTTTTGTGTTCTAATATCTTAGATCACAAGATCTGCTATAGTTGTAAACAAATAAAAAATTTTTCTGAATTTCATAAAGATGTAAAAAGAAAAAATGGTCGGCATGGATTATGTAAAAAGTGCACTAAATCAAGAAATCCAAAAAATAAAGAAACAAAGAGACAAGCGAAGATTGATATGGTGAATTTTCTAGGTGGAATGTGTATTAGATGCGGTTATTCACATCCAGAAGGAATTGATTTTCATCATATTGATCCATCTAAAAAATTATTTACAATCGGTGATAGTATAATATTCTATCCATTAAAAAGTCAAAAATGGATAGATGAATTACTAAAGTGCGTGCCGTTATGTAGAAACTGCCATGCCGAATTTCACGCTGGTAGATACACTCTAGAACAATATTTACACAAATTACCAAAATTTAATGAAAACATTCAAAAACAGGATTTTACTGGGGATCAGCTTATACTTGGGTTTCAAATTGGCTGCTCTGATTGAGCTATTTTTAGCATTTTTAATTAGAGGATAACATGAACAAATACATATTCGTTGATTTAGATGAAACATTAATTCATACTGTTGGCTTACATACAGGTACGGATATACTTAATTACAAGAAGATATCTTTATCTAAACATGAGAGTTACAACAGTAGATTAAGAGGTTGTTCACTAGCCTTTTTAGAAGCTGCACGCAAAAAGGCCAAAGTCTTTATGCTAACAGTAGCAACTAAAGACTATGCGCTTGCCATGAACAAAGCCTTTTCTCTTGGATTTAAGGCAGAAGATATATACTCGCGTGAGGATGTTCGCCGAAAGCCAATTAAACCTCTTCAAATTGAACCGGGCACAGTGTGGTTGTTCGATAACCTTCCATCAAGCTATAATGATGAAAAGTGTGCATTTTTGGCACATTTGGGAAAGTTAAATTACGTTAAAGTTTTTGAGATGGATCATTATTCTGCGGATCAGCTTGATCCAGATGATCTTCTGTTACTTTTGGAAGAAGAAGTACAATAAACTATTCTCTATGGAAACAAATAATAAAAAAAATAAAAAATGGCCCAAGTTCTGGGCTTTATTCATCGACGAAGACATAAACAAAAAAGCTCAGACGCTCCAATCATTGTCTGAACTTCTTAAAACAAGAATAGCTGTTCTTAACGAAGCTATTCGTTTAGACTTAAAGTCTTTCTACAGCAGAAGAAACAAAAGATGGGTATTCTTTAAAGACCAGCAGTGGACCTTAAGCCCCGAATTAAATACATTAGGACTAAATATCTCTAAGGTAGGTAATAGACAAGCTGATTATAGAGTTATTCTTGATACTTTTAATAAAAAGAGTTAAATAAGGTATTTATATGAGTCTAAATATAAAAAAAGAAACTCCAAAAGAAAAAGTCGCTATAACCGCTACAGTTGTTAAAGATTTTTTAGATCTTTTGGATAGGATTGGTGGAATAGAAAATTTTCCTGAATCCATAAAGGTTTGGAGAGCTTACCGTTACAAGTACGAAATAGAAGATTGTATTTCTGCCGAAGAAATAGCTACGCTATATAGATATGATGATGATGGCAATGTTTTTAACATTAGAACAGGCAGACAAGTTGGGCATCTTTTTGCAAAGGATAGTAGTTTACGCATTGAGGTTCGTTATAAACATTATAAATTTTTAGTTTCTTTGGCTAAAATTGTTTTTTGTTTAGTGCATAAACGTTGGGCCGAAAAGGGTTGCGATGTTGATCATAAAGACAATAATAAATTGAATAATAGACCATCCAATTTAAGAGAAGGTACAAAATCAGATAACGGAAGTAATAGAAGACAATTAAAAAAAACTAAATCAGGTATAAAAGGTATTTTTAAGATAAAAACAGGCGTTAGCGCTACTGTTTCAAAAAATAAAAAAATATATTCAAAATATTTTGCTTATAATAAATACAATTCTGAAGAAGAAACTATACTCGCTGCCAAAACTTGGCGTGATGCTACCGCTAAAGAACTTCACGGCGAATTTTTCAACGAAAACTAATTTATGAACGAAGATCATAAGCAAAATCAAGAATCTGAAGAGTTTTATATTACTTTTGAGCAGAGAGACGCTCTTTTGGAATATCTAAGTTACTTTTCCATCAATAAAGAACGATATATAAAAGCTTATCTAGATTATAAAAATAAATTAACCATAGAGTTTCTGCATGAAAACTATATTGTTGATTTTAAGGAAGGTAAGTTATTTAATAGAAAAAACAATAAAGAAATAGGCTTTAAACATGGAGATTATCTTAATTGTTTTATTAAGGGTAAATCTATCCGATTGCATATTGTAATTTTTGCTATGTATCATAATCGTTGGCCGCATTTAAATATGCTAGTTGACCATATAGATCGGAAGCGTTTAAATAATTCTATATCTAACTTACAAGAAGTCACTCCTGAAGGAAATAACAAGAATGCGAGTAAATTTAACCATGGAATAAAGGTAGTTTATTTAAAAAATACAATAAAGTATAGGGTTACGAGATTTAAAACTTATATTGGTTCATATGATTCTTACGAAGAAGCCTTGAAAGTCTCTTTAAATTGCAAAAGAGAAGATTTAATAAAAAGGCTTAGTTAAATTTCCCCCCGCCCGGAAAGCGAGTTTTACTTTTAGTTGTTTTTAAGTTTTTTCTCTTTTTCTTAGAAAAGGGTGGGGGGTATTAAGTTTATGTGGCGCAAAAGCGCAAGATTGCGCCATGTGGCGCAAGTAATTGAATTAAGATGGTTTTAGTTGAATGTAGAGCGAGGAATTACCATCCCCCCCCGCCGCCACACAAAAAACCCCCGCACTTTTTTTCAAAATGGGGGGGAGTCTTTTAGTGAATATAGTCCATGAGCAAGTCATAGCCACACAAGTCAAACAGCATTTCAAGCTGCGCCTCTGTTAAGTCAACGCCATCGACAAAATGCGCCGACACGATAAACGCGTCCGAATAATCGGGTGCATCATTGTGGTCAATTCCATCGAAATCAACCGATTTTAGATCAACTTCTTTTCCATCTATTGTAACGTTTTTCATATGTAAAAAAAAATAAGGGTTTAACCCGATGAGTCAACAACGTAGCACAGTAATTTCTCAAAATTAAAAAACAACGTGTTGTTTCCGCTGTTGTCGAGGTTTTCGCGGTGCCATTGGCCGTCACGCATGATTGCGCGTTGCTCTGCCGTTGGATAAGAGCCACCACCGAAAGAGCCGAGGCTTTTGAAACCTTCGACCGAGCCGAGGAAGCGATTAACTTTGTGCGCTTGTTGCGTGTTTGGATTGATTAAGATCATGGGGAAATAATACGCGCTAGGATGATGAACGCAAGCGAAATTCTATTTTTTTGTGCGTTGTTTTGTAAGTAGCGTAAATAAAACAACTAAGAAGATAAGAAAAGAAAGCATTTTCTCATGCGTTGACGGACGTTTTAACCACGAAGCCGCTTTCATCTTGTTTTCCTTTACCCTTGGCATACAAGGCAACGACGACGTTTTTAGCATCGAGGAAACGTAGGTCGCTAGAATCTCCGTTGGCTACGGTGTAACCGTTCCACGTCGTTGGATAGTTAGCCGAGTCAAACACTACCGCAACGTTGCCACCTGCGGCCAACACTTGCAACGCTTCGACCTCGTTTGATTCACTGCGCGAGAATGTCAAATGGTAGTTAGCTGGCATTTCTCCGCGAGCGTGCGCTAATGCACGCGAAACGCTTTTCGTGTAGTCGTAGAACTGTACGTTGGGGAATTGCTGCATGACACCGAGACGCTCCCATGGTATGTCGCTAGTACCATTCAAGCGCACACAGTAAGTCATGCCCAACTTAGCTGCACGCTTCATGCCGCGCACAATATCCTTGTTCAACTGCATGAAAAATGCTTTCTTGTCAGTGAAAAATAACCGTGTCTTGCGGATGCGTCCTAAGCGCACGTTACTCATGCGGCCACGTCCTGCGGTGAATAGGCAAACGGCAAGGCAACCTGCCGATGCGTTCACGCAAAGATTGCCGAAGCCTCCTTCGTTCGCGGGCGCAAGGTAAAGTATGTCAGTTAGGAACTTAAGAGCAAAACCCTTTGAGGTTTTCGCGTCTGAATTGCTGGCAAGTAAAGGAAGCGATTTAGTCATGCGGAAAAATTGACCGTTTCCGTGCATAAAAACGATTAAAAAATAATTAAAAATCTTCACTAAAAAAACGAGGTTGGCATGGCAAATTGTTCCACGGTGCGCGAATTGTTCCACGAAAAAGGCGCGCAGAATAACGGCGAAAAAAATAAAGTCAAACTTTTTTTTCAGAAAAAAATTGTTCCACGACGAAAAATTGTTCCACAGCCGGGCCGGGCCCGGTATGTTCCACGACCCCCAAATTGTTCCACGAAATTGTTCCACGCTGAAAAATTGTTCCACGCTCTGAATAAAAAAAGATTAAAAAAGATTAAAAAAGTGTTGCTATCTGTAAAACATGAGTCATTATCAGTCTTATGAATCAAACATCTACTGTCTTCGTTGTTCTCTCTCCCTCCGCGATTTCTCTTCGCCTTTGTTTCTTGGGGCATGGCTCCACGAAAGAAGAAGCGATGGCCGACGCCTTCGGCCCTAAGCCTTGGCCACGCTCTGCCAAGAGTGCCGTCTGCAAAGAAGTGAGCGAAGATGAATTTTTCGACCTCAAATACTAATATGAATGAATACGAATTAGCCGAAATTTTCCTTGCAAACAATCTCTCCACAAGTAAAGTAATTGAACACCTAAAAAAACATGAAATCTCTATTCCTCCTCGCCGCGTCTTTGATTGGGCTTTCGACATTGCAAGCTTCGCAGATTCCCAAACCAACGGAAATTCTCGTCACCATAAGCAAAAGTGAAATCGTCGCCGCAACTTTGATTGCTGAAGCTGGCGGCGAAAAAGACTTTCGCGCAATGGCCGCAGTTGCCGAAGTAATTTACAATCGCTCACTCGCCCGCAAAATCTCGCCCGCGCAAGTTTGCTTGCAACCAAAACAGTTCTCTTGCTGGAACAACAAAGATGTCGAAGGTGGAATTGAAAAAGCGAAGAAGCACAAGAAATGGTCAAACGCTCTCAAAATTGCTCAAAATTTAGGCTCGACAAATTACACGAAAAACGCACAGTTTTATCACACGATACAAATTAATCCTTCATGGAATAAAAAAATGCTTGCAACCGTAACGATTGAAAATCATAAATTCTACAAATGAAAATCCAACCTACTACCGTCAACTTGTCTTACAAAACTGGCACGATTGCCAACGTCACCATTCAACAAATCACCAACGCTCTTGGCTTTGAACCTCGCAACAGTAGCGACGGCAAATCTTGCGCCATGTGGGATTTCTCTGTTGAGCTAAATGGCGAAACTCACGACTGCTCAATCTGGGACTGGAAAGGATCTAGTTCCGAAAAATATTTTTCTTGCTTCATGCCGTTTCAAATTCAGGATGAAGTCGAGAAATTGCTAAAACAACAAAACTAAAACAAAAAACACTAGATAGGAAATTGCTAAAATGAACACGAACATTGCTACGGAAATTCAGAAACTCACAAACACCGCTTTGCCAATCATGGAGAAGCTCGATGCTGCTAAGAGTCTTGAAAAACAGATTCGGAAACAAATTGTTGAACTCGCTGCTGAACGTAAGCAGGAAATCAAAGAAGCGTCTGACTTGGAGAAGCGCGTTGCCGCTGCCGTCGAACACGCATATGCTACCTCTGAGCCTCAGAAATACAAAGGCAACAGTCACACGCTTTCCGCTGCTCGGAATTGGCTCGCCCAACTCACCAAAGCAAAGAAGAAGCCGAACATTAGCCAAGGCGTGCGTCAGTTGTTTGATAGGGAAAAAGCTGTGAGCCTCACGCGCTCGCGTGGATGGCTGCATGAAGAAGAACGCATCAAAATCGCATTCTATGCCCAAAATCTTCCGAAGGTTACTGACCGCGTTAATTGTGTACTTCACTTCACTCATATCGCAACAAAGTTCAACTGCTCTGTTATGACTGTGAGGAATTATTCTAATTACTCTGCATGATATAATTTTACGGACTATAATATAGGGAGAACCTATATAGGGTTTTTGGTATGTTGAACCCATTTTAACACCGTACTACGCCGCGCTATATAGTAATATATAGTGCGGTTTTTTTGCTATATAATATATAGTGTCTAGTTGCAAGTTACTTGCGATAACCGGGCCGGGCCCGGTTGTTCCACGACGACCAAAATGTTCCACGGAAATGTTCCACGCAGAAAAAAATGTTCCACGAAATTGTTCCACGCTGCGCGCATTGTTCCACACTACGCAAAAAATCTTTCGATAAAGTGAAAATAAGTGTTGATGAAAACAAAAGAGCGGTCATTATCTGAAATATGGAAAATAACACTACTCAAAAAACCGTCGCGGAGATCCGCGATGAAATCGACAATATCCGCTCCAAAATGTGCGGCCAGTTCGCTTACCTTGGAATGTTCGACAAAAGCTACTTCGACCTTTTCACGAAGGAGCAACTCGTCGAGCGTTTCGCTGACATTGCCAACGAATCAAAACAACTCAAAGATCAGTACGATCAGAAAATCAACGAAATGCTTAACGCAAAATCTTAAAATGGAAAATCAAACTAGACACTTAACTCTCACCACGACGGAAATCGGCGTGCTTGAATCTCTCCTCTCAAATCCAGTAATCGGCTTATCGGACAAAAATCGCATTGCTTTCCGCGATTATCTCGTCGATGCTGCTCACTTCAATAAGCGGTACGAAATTTGCCGCACTGAATCCACTACCTTCAAATTTTACTCCCATGAATAATGAACTAAAAAATACCATCGAGAAGATCGTCGCGTCTAAAGGCGCGGCTATCGTCTCTTTCAACTACAACGGCAAGAAACGCAACGGCGTGATCGGCTTCAGCTCAGAGAAGAAAGGACTTGGCCCGCGAGTGTGGGGCGAGCATCTTTCCTCTGCTATCGTCGAGCATAACGGTAAACTGTTCTTGTCGATGCAGACGAACAACGAAGAAACTCCAACAGGTCACGCTTTCAAATCGTTCGACCTTTCCAAGATCGAAAACTTCAGTCATAAATCCAAAAAATAAAATCCCATGAAAATGTTAAACTTAGCCGTATCAGGCGCAGATCATGCGTCTGTTCCTCTCGATCAAATCAACCTAGTGCCAACGCCACAAGCGACGAGCACTTTTCAACCTATCGCTCACAGTGTCCTCATCGACATTTTCCGCGATCAACTCAAAACCGCTGGCTTGTCTGTTCTCTCGGAACACCACACGCTGGCCCGCTACGGTCAACGCTACTTCGGTCTTTTTCAAATCGACATGAAGCGCGAAGGCGCGAGTTCGGGAACGGTTGTTGGATTGCGTAACGCTCACGACAAGAGCTTTCCTGCTGGCATTTGCGCGGGGAACGCTCCGTTCGTGTGCTCAAACCTCTGCTTCCATAATGAGGTCGTGCTTGGTCGTAAGCACACCACGCATATCATGAAGCACTTGCCCGAAATCGTCTCGCGTGCCATTGGCAAGCTTGGCGATATGTGGGTCAAGCATGAGAAGCGGGTCGAAGGTTATTCCAACACTGTCCTCACTGACGAGCAAGCTGGTCACCTGATTCTCAAAGGTTACCGCGCTGGCGCGATTGGCAAAGGTATGATCGTGGACGTTCTCGATCAGTGGGAAAAACCTCTGCATGAGGAATTCGCACCGCGTAACTTGTGGTCGCTGCACAATGCGTTCACGGAGGTTTATAAAGGCAACCTCGTCGCCTTGCCGAAACGCTCGGAGGCGTTGCATAGCATCTTTGATCCGTTCGCAGGTCTTACTGTGGACATGAGTCCCATCGAGATCGCTGTATAATATAATATAATATAGTCGAGGGGCTGCACCTTTATGGTGTGGCCCCTTTTTTTTGAAAAAAAATGTTCCACGACGCCTAAATTGTTCCACGAAAATGTTCCACGACGTGCAAAATGTTCCACAGCCGGGCCGGGCCCGGTAGATGCAAAATCTTTGCGTTAATTTTACTATAGCATTATATATACTATACTATAGCTATATCATTATTACATATTATATCATTCACCTTTCATTATTATGTATTATATAGTTCAGCTTTCGTTTTTTAGTATTAAGAGAAAAGTGATTCACCTTTTAGTATTAAGCAGTAAGTGATTCACCTTTTGTTATTACGAGAGAAGTGATTCACTATTGATACTATTACCATGATAAAAAATATCATGAATACGAAATAGGCGGGTGTTGACATATGTGGTGTCCTCAGAAAGAATCGAACTTTCATTGAGGCTTTAGAAGAGCCTTGTATTATCCGTTATACGATGAGGGCAAATGGCGGGATGGACGAGACTTGAACTCGCGGCCTTCTGCGTGACAGGCAGACGCTCTAACCAATTGAGCTACCACCCCAAATTATTAACTTTGTTGTTGTTTGAGTTTATCTCGTTGCAATTTTCTCATCTCGTTCTGAAATTTGCGATCTTTCTTTTCATCATACTTAAGAGCTTTGTCAAACTCTAATTTATACTTAGCATAAATGAATCGCAGTGTATTCATTGTAGATGATGCTTCTTCTGGTAAAGCCATATTAATGTATTAGTCGGCAGTTAAAAAAAATGAATTTCTTGGATGTGGATGATCTTTATCCATTATGCCATAAGCAATCTTTTCTGCTTGCTCATAGTTATCTGCTTCGATAGGAATTTTGTTTGGATTAAAATAGACTATACAATCCCCAACAATAGCCGCATTGCGCGAAACAAATCTACCTTCGCCCATCTCAACGACTCTTTGAACAGATTGATGAATAATACTGTTAATTCTGCACCCTTTAACTTGGTATATATTTATATTGTATTTCATCTTAATGAATAAGGAAGTAATCTTTACTGTGAGAGTTAATCTCAAATGATGAGAGATCGTTTGTTTCTACAATGTGACGTAATTTCTCTAATACTTTCTTCTCGGCTTCTTCTTTAGAAGATGCGTCAAGCAGATCATAAAAATTAACAGAGAAAGCATAAGATGTTTTGGTTCTAGATTTAGACATAAGTTAGTTGTTTAGTTCAAGTAAAATTTTGTTCGTTTTCTTTGGCACAGCTACCACAGGAGTAAGTTCATCAGTCCAGACGTTCCAGACTGTAACGGTTTGTTCTAGCTGCTCAGGAGAGAAGGTTTGCAGTTTTTCGATTAGTTGTTTATATGTCATGTTAGTAATTAGTTTATCAAAAGTTTTCGCGTGATTAAAGTATGCGCGACCCACTTCCGGTTCCTCCCAGCCAAATTTGTGGTATCGGCGGATTGAGGAAAATGTTTGAAAGAGCGGCCTGATTTCCCGCCCCACCTAGTATTGTCAGGCGTGGGGGGCGGGAGTCAGATGACCTCAACAAAGATGAGTGTGAGAATTTTTTTGGACTCGTCAATAGTTTTTCTGCTTTTTTTTCTTTTTATTTTTTCTCAATAACAGCAGATAAAGCCTTGACACCTTCAGCAGTAATCTTTCGCGCACCTTCGATCTTCATGTAGCCGCGCTGGAGGAGGAACAGTTCAACGTCGCGTTGAAGAGCGGAGCGAGAGATGCCAGTCACAGCACTTAGCATAGACAGCGAGCAGTCGCCGCGCTGATGAAGAGTTGTCAACACTTGAATCTCAGAGTTAGATAGACCAGAGGAGTTGATGCCGATCTTGTCGCAGAGAGCTGTCCAGTCAGAGGTGTCAAATGTTTTTTTATTTTTCATTTGGCAATACATCTCGACTTGCTTTGCGCGTTGGATAGCAGAGCGAGCGTTACCGCGAACAGTCTTGGCTACGAGTTCAAGCACATTTTCTTTGAAATCAATTTCGGGAAATGCGCGTTTGATAATCTCGGCGGTTTCTTCAAGCGAGTACGCTTGAAAGTCAATCGAGAGCAAACGATCTTTCAGCGGAGTGAATAAACGATCTTGTTCAGTCGTTGCCAGCATAAAAGATTGCTGCTTAAAATTGAACTCGTACAGTCCATCTTTCCAGCTCACTTGCTTGCGCTCAGTCTTTTCTGTATTAAACGCCGAAAGTAATACAGTCATTAAGTCTTTGGGCAGAGCATGACACTCATCCAGTAGAACAGTAACTTCGTTGTTTTGAATCACAGGAGCGAACACTTGTTCAAAGAACACTTGAGCGTTCTTGATCGTGCCGCAGTTGATCTCAAGGAATGGGCGAGCTTGCCCATCTTTGCCAACGATAGAACGCGCCGCTTCTTTGGCGAACTCGGTCTTGCCCATTCCCTTTGCGCCAGTGAGCAAAAGAAAAGGAAAACGCTGTGATTGATTTTGGGCGTCAAGATAAAAGTCGAACTTCTTCTTAACGTCAGTTTGGCCGATTAGGTTGGTGAAACGAGTTTTCATGTTAGTTTAGTTGGGTCAATTTATATTCAATAACAGGTGAGATTTCTTGTTTAACTTCACTGACAATGGGTGCAATCAAATTTACTGTCAAGCCCATTTTTTCTAGCCATACGCGAGAAACAGGAACAGGAATTTCCCCGAAACGTTTTAGGTCGGAGATCGACACGTTAACAAAAGAGGTGCCGCCAGCGGGACGACCTCTGCCTTTTTTTAGTGATGTAGTAACCATAGACCAGAATTAAAAATCATTTTTAATCCATCGTCAACATCTTTTTTAATCTTTTTTTAAAATAAAATGTTCCACGATGTTACTAATGTTCCACAAAAATGTTCCACAACGTGCAGAATGTTCCACACTAACTAAGCAGCTTTACTCGGTTTTCTTTTCTTTGGCTGAGATGATCTTGTTTTTCCATACCATCCAGCCAATGCCCAAGATAAACGACAGCACCACCAGTACGGTAACTACGTACTTGCCAACGAACGATTCTTGTTGCGGTTTAATTGCAATAGTTTCTATTGCAGGTACTTTGCCCATAGGTACTATATCTACTTCCTCATTATTTAGCTTATTACCATTCGTGTTCTCATTATTAGGAGAAATACTATTCGTGTTTGGAATCTTTTTATATGAATTTAAAATAGCTTCTTTAGTCTTCTCTTCTACTAACTTATTCAAATCACTTTCTTTTACCATGATATATTTCTCGGCATTAAAGTTGACGATTGCCGGGCGCCCGGCAGAAGGCGTAGCTTCTACTGGCTGCTTATTTACAACCGGGCTGTTCGTGTTTGGTTTAACAAAGACTGGCGCATTTTTATTAGCTATTGTACCATCTGGCATCTTCATAAAGGAACTGCAACCACTTAACAATAAAGATAATAAGGCTATATTTAGACTTTTTTGATTCATGTTTAGGTTCCTATATTTAGCTTACTTCAGTTCACCTTTTGACTTTAGCATTTTAGCATTAGCCAAATGTAATTCTTTTACTTTCTCTTTGTTTTCTCCTTGATAAGCAACAGCATAGTAATTAGAGATCATCCATTCATTTACTTCTATACCAGAAGGTGTCTTTAACTTAGCTAAGATGCGCCCAAATTTTTCATTAGGATCTAATTTAGTCTCTATATATACATACTCATCTTTAGATAATACTTCTTTTAGTTTCTCTTTAGATAACTGTCCTCTTACTTTCTCTTCTTTATCTGATGTTCTGCTCTCTGGAGTATCAATACCATCTAGTCGGATGCGCTGTGCGCGCAACCAAACGCCGAAACCAAGGTCGAAATCGACCTCAATAGTGTCTCCGTCAATGACTGAAATGATTTTTGCTTTATATTGATACATATTAAATAGTTACGTTATTTTAGGTGAGTCTCAAAGTGTTTTCCGGGTCAGGGTATTATACCACTTATACATCTATTGTATTCTTTTTTATTACCTTTGTCAACATTCTTTTTATCTTAGCCATTTCAATACTAGTCTTAGCTGTCTTAAAAAGCTCTTTGCTTGTGTCGTATAACATACTACATAATTTTGATATTGTTGTGAAGATTCCCATGAACGCGCTCGCGCACAGCGCGATTGGCAACACTATAACTAACAACACTATAACTAGTGCTGTGTATGTAAATATATATCGAAATATCATAGGAGAAGTATATAGATTATATAGAAAGAGATACTATTATGCAAAGAAAATTTTGTTGATTTTAAATTAATTAAAAATGGGAATCGAGGTTGGTGCATTTTAAACAACAACTCATCTTACATATCTATCTCTTATCTATTCTTTCTCTATATTCTTCTTATATATCTTATCTATGTATTTTGATGTATCTTACCCTAAGAAAAAGGGTATGAGAACGTTATTCTTTATCTACTAAATCACTGAGGTAATCGTTGCGGGACTTTTTGACGCTTTTGGACGTTAAAACCTTGGTATTTTGGGGCTTTCTTTTTGTCTTAAAGGTTTTGGGCTTTTTCACTCCTAAAACCACTGCATTTTCCTTCAATTTTTTACTTACTTTTACCGCTTCTTTTTCATCAATAGGTGTAGGATCATATTGATCATCATTTTTGACCTCAAAACGATCAAATTCATCGTCCTTTTTTGAATAATAAAACTCAGCTAATAATACTAGTATAACAGGTATAGAAATCAACGCTAAAAACATCAATTCTGATGTGGTTGGGGAGGCGTTAATGAGTAAAAGTTCGTCCATAAAAAAAGATAAGGTTAATAATTTGGAGCTTTTAGTTATATAAGGTTCTCTGTTGTTTAATTACACAAAGAAATACCCCCAAATTAGCTTTATGGCACCTTTGGGGGTATAGGATGTTGAGTTAAACGCTTGTAAATTACTTAACAAGGCCCGCCAAACCACCTTGAGACGCCGCCAGCTTGTCTTTAACGACCTCCAAGATCATTTGGAGGCTCGCTTCCATGACCTTGTGTTCCTTTGGCGTTAAACGAGCTTGTTCATAAAGAGCAGCGACATTATTGAAAGCAACATCCAATGTGAGTTGCGGTTGATTTTGTGTTTGATTTTCCATAGAAGTATATATACTAGTTTATATTAAAGTTTGCCACGCATTTTGTCTATACATTTTTTGATAAAAGTCTTATCTTTTTGCATAGAGCGGAAGAAGAAGTAAGGAAACCAAATGATCTTTGGTATCTTTAACACCTTCAAGTTCTTACAGTTAATTACCTTAGGCATTTCGCCATCCCAAATGCGAACTACAACAGTTGAATTATCTTCAATAGAAACGTTATCAACTGTGCCATTTCTTGTTGGTTTTGTCCAAGGTGTCCAATAGTTGTCGTATTGGCCGATCTCGATTGTGTATTCCTTACCTTTGCGCGTGAATAAAATATCTTTTAAATTCCATCCATCAATGCTACCTTTTAGGGTAACGCCGTTGTTTAGTGGGTTTAAAGTCATGTTAGTGAACGAGTAATTAGAACCGCGAACAGCGTCAATGCAATCTTCTTTGCCGCCATTTACTGTTACTCCTGTTACTTGAACGTTGTCGCATTGCGAGAATTTCATAACATCATCCCATTCAGAAGGATTAAGTGGATTTTCCCATGCGTCAATTACAACGTCTTTTAATTGAACGTGTGATTTATAGTTTGTGTCTTTTTTTCCAGAACTCATAGACTCTAATTTACACTTAAAATGTTTCGGGGCTATTTAGCATAGCATCAAGTTCATTTAATCTAGCTTGTAATGTATCTGCGCGATCTCTTTCTAGTTTTATCATGTGGTTAGCTGTTAATAAATCTAAATTTAGATTATGTAAGCGAGTTGTTATTTCAGTGAGTTCCGTTTCCAACTCTCTTGCAAGGTCGGCTCTTACAATCCATTCGCCTTCCCATTCTTCCCATTCTTCTTGTGTTGTGCGCGGTGCTGGGTTCATTTGTTTAAAACGTTAATTTCCTAGCTTCTTTAATGATTTGATTCATTCTTTGACCGTCTAATGCGCGGCAAGAACCAATATAATTTGGGCGAAACTCGCCACCAGAGTCGCATTCTTCTGTGATCTCAAGCAAATCAATAAACTCTTTCCATAAGTTGTTTAACTTCTCTTCTTTAGTATTAGACTGGAGTGTTTGTTTCATGTGTTTTAAATTATTTTAAACGGAAGGTTTTGAGGGAAATGTTTTGGCTGGCAGCGTTAAAGAAACGGTCAATGAAGTCGTTTCTTGGTTCGATAGACACGATCATAAAACGAGCATCTTCAAAATTCATGTCCATATTAACTCCAAATACTGCCACAGGTTCGCCGCCTTCATCTTTGTCGAAAGCGAGAGAAGTTTTACCTTGTGCGCCCATGTGACAAAGCTCGTCGATCAGCTCTATTCTTTCTTTACGGTATTTAATCATGCCGTAATACATAGAATAAAAACGAAATCGCATACGTTGAAGGAAGTTTTTCATGTTATTAGTTTAGTTTTAGGAAGTTTTTAATAGTATTAGTTTGTAAAGACGTTGCCAATGAATTTTTTGTCTTTGAAATACTTTGCGGCGATCTTGTTGAACTGAAAATATGAATCAAGCATAGAGATTGGAAGCGCAGCACCAGATAACGCGATGGCGCGATCATAAGCAATCTTTTTAGCCAAGTTCTTATCAAAAATGTCACCGATATTAACGTTGCATAACGACCAACCAATGCTGTAATAACCTTCAAGAGATTTTGTTTCAGTAGCGGCGAACACGCCAACTCTCTGACCTTTTCGATTATAGTGGTAAATATGCAGTCCTTTTGGGAATTGCATAGTTTCTTTTTCTTTGTTATTCATGTGTTATGTTTAGAGTAAAATGGTAGCCGAGATGGGAGTCGAACCCATAATCCCTAAAGGGCAAGCGATTTTAAGTCGCTTATGTATAGCCAGTTCCATCACTCGGCCAAATTTGTTCTTCCCCTACCTTAGCAGAAGAAAAGCGTTTGTCAATACCTTTTAAGGATGTTTTGATTTTATTTCCTGAAATCTTTTGATAACTTCATCCAGTTTCTTTATCTCTGGTGAAGAATCTTCCATCCAAGAATTAACTGTGCGAAGTTCTGTTGCGTAAGGATATAAATCTTCTGCTATTGTTTGCCATTCATCTTGAGTCAAGAGCAGTTGGTGAATCAACTGTGCTGACTTGTCAGGATTTTCTTTTACCCATTCTATATTCATCCTGCACTCCAAGTACGATGTTTCTCAGCGACCCATTCATAACCACTAGACTCGCAAACGATCCATTGAACATCATCAGGTATTTCTACGATTTTAACTGTGCAACATTCACCCGAAAATCTTTCTGAACCAATTTGTTCAAAGATTCTGATGAGAATAGGATCGTCGCGTAATAGTAAATATAAAGTAGCATTGAGTTCTTGAGGTAAAATAAGATATTCGCCCCAAGAAGGATTTTCGGTGACTGTATAAGATATACCTTTTTCTTTTAAGTAAAGCTCTTTAGCTTCTAATGATAAAGAGAAACCACCAACATCAGTGTTAATTAGGATTTTTTGCATATATAAAATGGAGCTTCCGACAGGAATCGAACCTGCAATCTCAGCTTTACAAAAGCCGTGCTTCACCATTAAGCTACAGAAGCTAATTGATTTACCAGCGATTTCTTCTAGTAAAATAGTTTGGTCGATTCCATAAGTGACGTAGCACTATTATGAAGATCAGGATTGATAACATTATGTGTAATATATTATATGGATAGCCCCCGATTATTACAAGCAGATATACATAATAATTATAGCATTGTGTCTGGAGATTGGTCTAGTTACAAGACACAAATCACTGGACTATACTCTGCTACTGGTTACGCTGCTTCTGGCAATGCAACTTTCGGGGACTTCTCCGATCATTTAGTTAGAGAATACAATCACAAGATCGAACGGTTGGGGATGCCAACAGGCTTATTCATTCGACCTTATGATGCTGGTTATAGATTAACTGGTATTGCTATCAGTTGATTTGCGTTCTTCTTTGCCTTTGATATAGGCAGACATTAAGACGCAGTAGTTGAGAATATCCAAGATAGCGTCCTCATAGCCTTCGTTTGCAACCAATAGCTTTCCATCTTGGGCAAACGTGCTAAGACGAGATACTTTGTCTATAATACGAATAAGGAAACCTTGCTCGGTAGTGCAGACGCCCATAGCCTCGCACCGCTGGAAGTTGGCGAACGGTACGTCGCCTTTACTACCAGCGTAGTCGTTGTTTTTGGTCTGCATGATCTCAAATGCTCGCTTACAGAGCAGATGGTGATGCTCAAACAGGTCTTGTCTATTCATGGTTAATAAAAATTAATTTAAATTACTCGCCTTTGATGACTTTTGATCTGACCTTAGAGAGCAGAGAGATAACGTCTTTAGAGTCCACGACAACAGGAACGTTGCGCTGAATCTTACCAGAGGCGTCTTTAAAGGCGTGAACGATTTGATAAGTCTCCTCTGTTCGCGCCGTCTCGGAAGTGAAACAATGCGCCGCCCATGCTGCGGCATTGTCTAAGGCGAAATCATAAAAGTTAATGCAGTTGCGAAGCGTACCGTCTCGTTCAAGATTCCAAATCTCAAACCAGTCTCGGTTAGTTTCTACTCCATTAGTAGTTAGTTGTAGTGTGTCCATAGTTTAATCGTGAAAAGATTGTTTAACAATATCGTGAGGATATTCAGTTTTATTAATAGATTGAAGTTCATTCGCTCTAGTAATCATATAGTGATGAATAAAATGGCGTGTTTCCCAATCTAATAGGCGACCTTCCTCTTGAGGAAGTCCTTGAAGAACTTCGTCAAGATTTAGGTCAAAGCTCAAGCACAAGGCTTGAATCTTACGATAAATGCCGATCTCTTTATACTTTAGTAGAGCAAAGGCAATATCGAGTTCAATCATATTGGCGTTTTCTAGTTTTTCGACGAGTGGGTTCATGTTAGAACGACTCTACAATCGACGCTTCAGCAGCGGTGATTCTTGTGTTATCGGACTTGAGAATACCTTCATTGGTATCATAGTCCAACTCAAAGATAATGTCAGCTAGTTCATCATAAGTAACATCGTAATTTGAGAGAGCAGAGGTCATGATATAGTTCAGTGATGGATAAATACCTTTGTCGATATAGGTTGAGATAATAGCATCAACCTTTAGTTTGATAGCTTCTTGACGCCAATCAATCTCGCTGGAGTTGTCTTTATCACAGTCGCAGTGACCGCAATCACTATCGCAATCATAATCATCGTCTTCGCTATCGTCTGTGCTATACACAGGCTCGTTGATCTCTTTGCGCTCTGGAGTAATATCAGAGTGAACTTTATACTTGCTCACGCGCAACTTTTGGAAAGAGCAGTCAGTTGGAACGCTAACAGCATCGGCAGGATTAACTTCGACGACGAGCAAGCGTCCAGTTGGGCCAGCCCAAGATGTAGCGTAATCAAAGCTACCAACGTGCAAGCCAAAGGAGCAGTGATTGTCTTTGTTGTCGTCAACAGAGCGGCGAGCAACTTCAATCGTTGAGCCAAGAGTGTTCAAGATATGACCTGACTCGTTCACTTTGCCTTGAACAACGACGGTATCTTTATTGCCGCTGCTGGAATAAAAATCATTTTTAACTCCTTTGTAAGCGAGGAAATTTCCTTCTGGCGTGATTGGAAGCGACTTGTAGGACAAGAACGAATAGAGTTCGTTGACCGAGTTAGCCGAGACGTTAGACATGAGCTTGTCGATGAAGTTCAACAAAGGCTCGGCATCTTTAGCTCCAGCTTTCAACAGCTCAAGCAGTTTAGTGACAACGACGCCATTTAGTTTTTCTGTGCCGTAGAACACTTCACCATCGTTGACGCGCAACTTGCCGTGAGAGAAGTTGACGATCTTGTGCTCGATATTCACCAGAGCGGGAATATCGGCGTAATTCGCGTCGATCAAGGCTTTGCGTAAAGCAAAGAAGTTCGGGTTGGACTTCTCGACGGTGTAAGGACGACCATTAACGAAAACGGTAATGGAATCATCGCGCATAATGTAGGCTGGCTTATTCATATTAGTAACTTAGTTTTGTTTAGTTTTGTTGTTTATCTATCAAGGAAATGTAATTAGCGAAATCTTTGATGGTTTTTTCGCCAAAATTGTAAGCATAGCTATTAGCAACTAACGATATAAGTGGGTACTTATTCATAAGAGCACTATGCTCGGCGTCAATTTTGCTTTTGTCAATAGTTTCTTTAACGAAAGTTTTGGTAATTTGAAATAATTCCATCATGTGTTTGTTATCGTTGTAGAAGCTAACGTCGGATTCACTGGCTTCCCCAAAGAACAGTTTCAAAGCATGATTTTTTTCGAGCACAGAGCTGATGTCTTTTACATAAGAATTTCTGAATTTAGAGCTGCGATAATTGATCTCGTTGTTTTTAGAGATAGACTCACTATGTAATTTTAATTGTTTTTTAATGTAATCTTCAACCAGAGTTGCGACATTGACCGCTTCATCGCTAATATCAGAATCATCGAAAACTCCATAAACAATATCTTGGTCAACGATCTTTAATTCATTGAGCATTGTAAATAACTCATAAGAGTTGTTTTGACCAAACGTTTGTTTAGAAATCTCACATACAGGACGCTTATCTTTATATTCTAGTTTAACATAATAGAACTTACCTTCATCTGGAAGATTTGCGCCCGCGATATATGGACGATGACTATAAGCACCTTTGTTATATACAGTGCGAGCTTCTGAAGCCTTAGCCGCATCAAGTTTCAGTTCTTGAGTAGTAGAAGAAAGGAAAACACGTTTGCAAGTAGTATATGTAGTTAAGAACGCTTTAGCTTGTTCTGGAGTGAATACAAACACGCAGAAACCTCTTTTGTCTGCGTTTTCAGAATTTCTCTGAATCCAACGAGCTTTAGCAAAAAGGTTTTTCTTGTTGTCCGCTATAAGAATACAATGATTGCTATTAGAATAGAATACAGCAGGACTAGTTCCTTTTTTATCAACTTTATTAGCTGCTCGGAAATTATTGTTACGATTAACCCAATAAACAGTTTCAGCGTTATGAGCAAAGTTTGGCAGAACTTCGATCTTGTCACCATTAGCGGCGTTAAAGATCATTGGCATATCAGACGCGATATTCTGCAATACATAGTTATCGCTGACGCTATTAACTTTAGACATAAACTGTTCTACGTCGTTAATATCATCGAGAGACTTTTGGAAAACCGCTCTGATCTCAGCCTCAAAGTTAGAGAAGAACAAAACGATATTCTTTTTAGTGTGCTCGTTGTATTCTAAACTTTCTCTGGAGTGATGAAGCGAAAGCGCACCAACAGGAAAAAAGAAAACGAAGGATGAAGCAGCGTAAGAATTTCTGAGAGAGTTATAGATTGGGAAGACCTTGAGCTTATCAGAGAGAATCTCAAGATTGAGTGGATAAGAGATGCCGCCCATAACAATCATTGGCCCATCTTGGCGACGATGATAATAACCGCTTTTATTCTGCATCTGCAACACGCCCCAAGTGTGATTCTTCATCAACCACTCGTAAGAGAGTTCTTTATCGTCAATGCCAGTGGCAACGAAAGGAGCGGACGAAAACTTTAATACTTTGTAGGCAGCTTCTGCGAACTTGGCAACGTCATCAACTTTGACTGCGACGGAAATCTCGACGCCGTTTGGCTCAGTGGTAGATTCTTCCGCGAGCTTGGTGAAGCGAGTGTCGCCGCCTTCGTCAACATAAACGGAGATGATAATCTTTTCGCCATCTTTGCAGGAAACAACGGTGAATGAGTCGGTATAAGACAAAGGAGAGAATCGACCAATACCGAAACCGCCGATAGCAGAGTTGTCGCCACGTTTGGAGGAGCGACCATACTTGGTGTAAAGACCAAACAACTCTTGTTCAGAGAGGCCAGTACCAAAATCACGCACAGAATAAGTAGAAGCGAGAGCAGTTGGAAAACTGATCTTGATTGGCGTGCTGCTGTTAGCGGCGGCATTAGCGTCAACAGCGTTAGCCCAAGTTTCGCGCACAGTGGCGAGAATGGTATCGGAGTAATTGTTACGAAGCAGAGATGAAATGTAGCGCATTTCGCTCGCATCAATGGTAGCGATTTCAGATTTGAAATCGTGTGACTCAACAACGTTTTTCTGGATGGATTTAACAATCATGTTAGCAATTTGGTTAGTAATTTAATCTGCAACCACTCTACCACACTTTTCTTATCCGTCAAGTGGTTTTGATAACTTTTTTTAAGTTTTTTTGAGAAAGTTCCAAAGCCTTGTTTTCCAGCCACTTAACGTGCGAAGAATTTTCGCAGAAAACAGAAAGCACCGAATTTTTATCAGAAGTGTAGCTCGAAATCACGAACTCAACGTGAAATTTGAACTGCTTCAAAAACTGATCTGAAACTTGCTCGTAAATCCCATAGACTTCCGAGAGGTTTTTAGAGGAAAAAATTTGGTGTTTGGTGTTCATTTTTAATTAGTTTTTAATCCGAATTTTGGGTCGTTCGCTTGCTGAATCATAGTAACGTAATCAATGAATTTTTCTAAGTGAATCCACACTTTACCGTGCTGCTCTATCTCTTTATCGCTGAAACCTTGTGAGATCATATTCTCCATTTGATTTTTATTCAGCACCAAAAACTCCACCGTGTTCTTCCTGTAATTTGGACAGATGATCGAGTAAAGATGCTCGGTCTGAACTTCTACGCCAACGTATTTTTTTTCGCTGGCAGAATCTGCCAGAGGCATTGGTTCAGTTCTGAATCCGATTCGTGTTCTAAAAAGAAAATCAGTTGTTCTCTTTGCTACTAGGTCTATTTCTGTTTGTAGGTTCATAAGTGATACTCTAAATTTAAAAGTTTGAAAATAGCTTTGTCTTTACCCTTGAGTTCCACGTCGAAGAAAACGTCTTTGCCGTAAGCGTTGGGCTTGCCAATCGGCATATCAGCGTGCTTGCGCGTGTCATTGACGCCCTCGGAAAAGTGGAATAAAGGAGCGGTGTTCCAAGTAGAATAAGCGAGATTGAAATCTTCTTCGTCGGTGGTGCCAGAGTTGCAAAATTCACGATGGAGAGAGTCGTAGGTTACAGGGATTCCGCTAGTGAGGAAAAAATGTCTGTGCAAGTTAGCGATGTTCCATGAGCCAGCAACGTTGTCGTTGACTTCGACGACTAGACGCGACTTTACGTTGCGAGGTAGAGTATCGTAATTGGCGAGAAAGCGTTGGGAGATTTCTTCGCAGTCGCCATCTTGACGACAATGAATGTTGAGCGGCGAGCGATAGTCTTGAGGCAAGTCAAGCATATCAAATAGTTCGGCATGAGAAATTAAGTCGCGCACACTGTTCCTGATTGCGTCAGGATTTTGGCTAGTGAGCGTGATGTATTCGGAAGGATGAGCGGAAATTCTGACGCCACTAGCTTTGATCTCGTTGGCGATTCTACGCAGAGCGTCACGCATATCAGGCCAATCAGGTAAGTCTTGCAGACGAAGATTAACGTCAGGATGATTGATAACAGGCGTCAAACTAGAGGACAAACGATAGCCAGCAATGCCGTAGCTGTGGCAATGCTTGATGATTTGATGCGTGATGAAAAAATTATGGAGGATGCGTTTGCTAAGAACGCGAACAGCATCGGCTCGATTTAGAGAAAGGAATCGAGTGAGAGTCATAGTCTCAAACTTGAAGCCTTTGTGCTCGGCAAGGATTTCGGATATGCAACAGAGAGATAGTTTCATGTAAGAGAGCTAGATCATAAACCGTCTAGCTTGTCAATGGTTTTACTGGTCGAGATTGAACTTTTGCAGCTTACCAATCTGCAAATTTAAACAGTCTGCTGGATAGTAATAGAGCTTGTGAGCAGGAGAAGATTCATCCAGTTCTCCTTTTTTACAGTTCAAAGATTGATTTAAAAATGATTTTTTATTCATGTAACCAAGAATCCAGCCTTTTGAATAGTCTTTAAGAATACTGGTGAATAAGTAGTAATCGCAGTTCTGTAAGGTGTTGAACTGATAAACTGTGCAGTTGTAAGAAGGTTTAGGTCTAACTGTGCGTTCTTTGGCTTTGATTTCAAAACGTTTTCCTTTGTTTGATCGCCAATCAGAGTTATAGTCTTCGTGAGAGATGATCTCGCCGCCGAGAGCTTCCTGAACCATTAAGTCAGAGATCATGGCGATTTTCCAGCCATCGCCGTCTCGGATGGAGTTTTTTAATTTTGGCTTATCTTCCGCTAATTCTAATGCGGTGGCGACTAGCTGCGGGTGTAGGTCTATTTCTATCATTTATTTGTCCTAAAAGTGTTCATGTTTGATTTTATTTGGCCGCAAAACGTTCATGTTTGGTTCTAATGTATATATTATTTGCGATTTTTTGATTCGTGTTTGAAACTGGAGCGACAGGTGGGGGTCGAACCCACGACAGCTTGTTTGGAAAACAAGGACTCTACCACTGAGCTACTATCGCTAAAATTGAATCCCCTACCATGCGCCTAGTAACCTTTCGGTTAACACGGATAGAACCCGACATTCAATGCAGGTAGGGAAATTGCACACAGCCATTATTGTCATTGATGTTACTCAAGAGGACTACTGTGTATGTTAAAATAGAACATCCATCCATAGCGTCCTATGGAATCACCTGTTAGTTCAGGCTGAATACGTTTCGTAGCGTTATGATAGGCATTAATAGTCAGGGACTACTAAGAATTATGCGTCAATAACACCGTGCTCGATAGAGGCATTTCGGATGAAGTTGGTTCCTCCTGCTGTATAAGTCCACCGAGAATTCTCAGCAGTTTAATGCACTTATACACGCTATATTTATTATAGCGGATGCAACACACAGAAAGGAAGATGGGAAAGAACAAAAAAGAACCTGCTTATTTTACATTAAATGTCAAGTGTTTCTAATCTGTTTCTTGAAATTGTTTCCTCCATTCATCATACTTAATCTTAGCGGCGTCAATAGCTGGTCGAATACCTTTTGCGCCGTTACTAAACTCAATCCATTCATAGCAACCGCGATTCTCTTTCTCTACGCTAATTCCAATTTGAAATGGAAGATTGAAATATGTTTCATCAGTATCATCAGGATGATCTTCAACGGTATAATAAGGTACGGAGCTTATACTTGTGCCTCCATTTTGAAGAAATCTTTCTAACCAATTTAGGCGACTTTCTGCTTTATCTAAATTTTCAAACGCTTGCTTGAGTTGCTTTTCAAGCATAATCATTTTTTCTTGGTTGTTCATAAAGATGCTATCCTTGCAGTTTTGTTTAGGTTTCATACAAATCTGATATGTTTACAAAGCCATACAATTCCATATACTATGCCGACATTTACAGTAATAACGCCGATCATAAAAAAGAAAATGACTAGTTTAACAAACCAATCTGGAGCGCGTGGAAGATTATCGAACATAATTAAACGTATCCTTGTTCATCAACTATTGCCATAAGAATCTTCTCTGCGTTCTCTTGAAAAGATGGATAAGCTAATGTGTTAAATGATTCACCGTGTTTAGCTATAAACTTATCCCAGTCCTTTTTTTCTTCAAGAGTGAGAGGATTTTTTTTAGGACGAGCTTCTGACGCTTTACGAATAATATCAATAAGTTTATCTTCAATCAAACGAGCAGCAGCAGTAAGCGGTGCTTTGTCTGGATAAATTTGCTGGCGAATAGAGGTACATCCTTTATCAATCTTAATAAGCCAGAAGCCTTCACGGAGACCATCGTAGGCATAGGGATCGTTTACAGGAACGAATTTCTTACCTACCTTACGGTAAACCCGTTGGTCTTCTTTAGCAGCAGCCCGTGCGGTTACATTATTAGTATCAAACTCATAGTTAAGCTGATCCCGTAAACGGCGACATTCGTTCTGATAGTATTCTAAATCTTTGTTCTTTTTCATAGTTTTTTATAGTAATGCAGCAGCGCGAAATGTTAATGGTTTGCCTTTTTTAATTTCAAACGAAAATGGCTCTACTGGTTGACAATGATCGAAACGTTTAATGAATTTCCGCGCTTCTTTGGGTAATTCATATCTATCGCGTTTATCATCAGGACGATAAACTATATAACTTGTGCAAACGTAGGAATCACAGTCGTTATTATTTTTAACGGCACGCTTAAAAGCATGAGCGATAGGACAATAATAACAACTTGATCGAAGGCCTTTGTCAATATCTTTTTGTGTAACTTTAATTTTCATTTTAAGTTTCCGCCGTAATAATCAAATGTTTTCTCAATAGCATCTAAAATGATAACGAGTTCGCCCAATTCGTGATGTTGATAATACTCAAGTTTCTTTTTCTTTTTGAGTTTAACTATATCTTCACGAATGTACAAGATGCTTTGTTTTAGAGAGCATCGTGTAATACCATCGGCTGTATCTGGATCAATTTCTACTTTCATATTAGTATTTTTCATGTTATTTCAGTAAACTCATTTTTATGCCTAAAGCATCTGCACAAGAAAATTGATCACCTTTTTCAAAACTAAGTTGATTGAGTTTAAATGGTTTCAAGACTGTATCTCCGTTCCAATACAAAGCTTGAATTGAGATATATCCAAGTTTATTGAGTTTATTACGGAGCTTTGTAAATTCAGGATGATCTTTGACTCCTACCGAGTTTCCTTGAAGGACGATTTTACCAGAAAGATCGTGAAGAATCGCATACTTAATATCTTGTACAGAACAGAAGTATTCGTTCTTTAGTTTAAACTGTTTGATTGGGGTTTTCATATTTTGGAATCTCTGACCAAGGAACGTAATTTTGATCGAAAAAAGCAGTCTTAGCGTGTTCTTTATTTAAAGTCTTTAACCATCCATTCCGAGTACCTCCTGTTGCGTGCAGTTCACCAGATTGACCAGTTTCTTCGCAGGTTCTGCCAGAAGCAGTCTCTGCAAAGTGAACGATACCATTAATGTAGTCCGAATAACGATCAATAATCCTTTGAAGATCAGGATACTTTCCAGTTTGAATAAGAGACATGACTTCTTCACTATACTCTTCACGATAGTAAAAACGAAGTGTGCCGTATTTCTCTTTGACCTGAGTAGCGATTATTTGTGGAGGCTCCACACTAAAGTAATAACCGTCTTCAGCTTGCCATTTGTATGGTTTGATGCCAAGACGTTTGCCATCTTCCTCATCTACTTGGACGCTTGTAGAGTAAGTATAGGTGAGAGCTTCGCACAGTACGTCGATAAGATTATACCATCCATCGCCCACTTCAAGCCCCCAACACATACAAGTTTCGGTCATAGGTTTAGTACGATCACCAAACATTTTAGGGTATTTATCAAAGATTTTTTTTTGTAGTTCTGAGTTCATAATTATTCCTCAACTTTATCAAGAGCGCATCTTGCTTCGGTACGAATCGCCTGTGCAAGCTCTTCTATGGTTTTATAACGACTATCGCCATGCTTCAACAGATTGCGAAGCATATTGTCAATTTCATATAACGCCATCCAAGCATCATTAGCTTGAGCAGCGCGCATATACTCATAAGTCTCTTCTGGTAATTTATATTCTAGTGTTGCTTTCATAAGTTAATTTATAATTATTCAAAAGCGAATTTGTGAAATGATTCTGGTAAGATAACGTTAGCAGGAATTTCTTTTCCTTTAAATAAAGCGGCAACATCTTCAACGCTGTATCCAGCAAGACCGCAACCAATCTTAGTTACCAAGAACTCAAGTTGAGGAAAGCAGTTAGCTGTTCCTAAAAACAAGTCGATTTGATATTCAATATCAGTAAGTACCAAAGTAATGATTTGATGATCTTTGGTTGGCAAAGCATAAGATTGACCATAAAGACCAACGCCTTTCCCCCAAACCGCGCCGAATTTCTTGTGAGCAAGAGCAGCAGCTCCTGCACCATGAATTCCAGCAAAGTTGCTGCCAAACACGAAGATTTGATGAGGCTCAAGAGAAGTAATATTTTCGGGTGTGAATTTCATTTACAAGAGAGATATCAAAGTGATTTTGGCGGGTATGTCAAGCGTTTTTGGGATTTTTTTTGAAAAAAGTGTAAAATAAATTACAATGGAGATTTCTCCTGTCAATTCCATTTCTTTTGGGCCATCTGTTAAAGATGTCGCTTCGCTCTACGCGAAAAACTCGCCTGTCGCTCTAGTTTCTCCTCAGAGAATCGAACCTAATGGAATAGATCAGGAAGAGCTTTATGATTTAAAAAAGCTTTTAATTCAAGCTATCGACAGTATGAATTTTAATTTAGCTATACAAGTTCTTGACAAGATCATCAAGATGCACAAAGATGCTGGCGCAATTTCTTGATTACTTGCTGGTTGCGTGATAAACACCGTCCCAATCTTTGGGTAAGTTTGTGGTTTTGAGTTCGGAGATTCTGCTTTCCAGCATCTCGTAATACTCAATCATCTTTAGATTTTCTGCTTTGAGTCTAGTCAGGTAGATCATTGCTTCGTCCCAGTTCATCGCGTAATAGAAATCCATCATCTTCTTGTGATGAGAAACAATCTTATTTGCCTTCTCATCGTTCGTGATTACGGTATAAATCTTAATCCCTTCCTTCTTCCCTTTGACCGCGATGTTGTCTAACTCTAAGAAATTAAAAGAGTTTTCGATGCCTTTCACGGTTTGTTCGCCAATGACGATTCCAACGTGATAAGGTTTGCTTTGACCTTCCAAGCGAGATGAGAGATTGACTGCATCTCCAAGGCAAGTATAGTCAAAACGATTTTCTGAACCCATGTTTCCAACTACAACGGAGCCAGAATTGACGCCAACGCCAATGGAAAGTTGCGGTAATTTTTCCAACGCGAGTTGTTTATTTAGCTCATCGAGCTTGACGAACATCTCAACAGCGCACTCAATAGCTAATTCTTTGTGGCGCGCTACATCAACAGGCGCGTTCCAGAAAGCCATAACTGCATCGCCAATTAGTTTATCAACAGTTCCATCTTTACTCATAACGAGCTTGAGCATAGGAGTCATGTAACGGTTAATCAAAGAAGTTAATCCTTGAGGATCAGTCTTGAAATGCTCGCTAAGTGCAGTAAAACCGCGAACGTCAGAGAAAAGGATTGTCAAGTTTTTCGTTTCGCCGCCAAGTTTTAATAGTTCTGGATTAGTTTGGAGCTTTTTGACCATTGCAGGAGCAAGATAGTGTTCAAACTGCTTTCTGATTTGCTGCTTCTGTTTAAACTCGTTGATGAAGCGCATGAACGCAGACACAGAGAAGCAGATGAAAAGGCTAAAGACTATCCAACTATAATCAAAAAGTAGTCCATTGCCAAAGGCTTTGGCGCCATAAATGACTGGCGCAACCATCAAACCGATGGATAATCCAGCGCAAACTAAGTAATTCAACCAAATGAACGCGACTATAACTAACAATGCAGCAAGAGTGCCATACAGAACCTCGTATAAATTGAATTCAGACGGTCTTTCGAGTCTTGAGTCATCTAGCAGCATTTGAGCGGCAAATAGCGGTATTTCGTAACCATTCTTGATATTAACCGATGTTGCGACAGTGTTGGAAAGACCTTCTGCTGTTGGCGCAATCATCACGATCTTGCCTTTAACTGCTGACCAATCTTCTTTCGTGAATGAAAAAGACTCAAAGGTGTATTTGAAATTCAACCAAACTCGCCCATTCTCGTCAGTTTTAATTGTTTTAAATTTAGGAATACGAACGGCAGATACGCCAGCTTGATTAACTTTTGCTTGGTAACTTGGGTCATTTGAAGCTACGCGCAAAATTTCTAATGGCAGTGTTGGGTAAAACTCTTTGTTCACTTGAACGATCAGCGGTAATCTTCTTACTACGCCATCAACTTCGGGCGCAGTTAAGAGCATACCAACGCCAGCAGCAGCTTCGCCAAGTTCTTTTGTCGGCCCAATCGCCGCAGAGTAATCAAATAGCCAATCATTGATGCCACTGCCAACAACTGCTACGCCTCTTGGCACAGGTGAGCCTTTTCCTTTATTTGCCGCAGATTGACTAATGATTACAGGATACTTGCCGAAAGTTTCTTTTAGTGCGGCGTCTCCATTGAATCGGTCACTCTCAGCAAAAATAATCGGCAATACGACAATCTCTGCTCCGTTATCAAATGCCTTTGTTATTGCGTCGGCTAAGATTTGTCTTGGAAAAGGCCATTGACCATGCTTCTCAAGAGTTTTCTCATCTATCTCTACTACAACAACACTTTCACTTTGGACTTTCTCTTGAGTGATCTGATAGTAATCTAATGCTTTTAATCTCGCCGTCTCAATGAAGAATGGGTCTTGAACTCTTAAAGTTACTAGACAAATTAAAACTAACAGTGATGCGATTGCTGTATAGATTCTATATTTCTTCATCTCTGAGTAATGTAAACTTTACTTTTTTCACCGTAGTTTAAAACGTAAGCTTGACCATTAACAGTAACGGTAGAGTTAGCGTCGTATTTGGTGGTAAATTTGATTACACCTTTATCAGTAGATAGAGACAATGAAGCGTATTTTCCGTCAGTAGTAAATCCGTTGTTAACAGTAGCTGTTGCTGATATTATATTATTTGTCTGAATTGGATTCGTGATTGAAGGCACTTCAACTTTAGGAGCTTCTTGAACTGTGGCAAAATTTGCAACAGTTGCAGGAACTTCAACTTTTGGAGCTTCAACTGTTGGAGCTTCTATTTTAGCGTCCAGTTTTATTTGAACAACCTCCGCTACTTGTTTAGGCGGAGGCGGAGCATCTGTTGTTGTGCTTGCGGCTTCTGTTACCGATTCAGAAGCAGTTTGTTGTGCTACTTGAGTTTTAGTATCTACAGTTTTCTTATTTGATTTATCGTCTTTCTTGTCTTCGGCTTTATCTTTTTCAGACGAAACTTTTTTTATCTCTTTACTATTCTTAGTGATAGATTTATTACTCTCTACCAGAAGATTATTATTGATCTTAGATTCATCATTCAAATCTAGAATAACTGGTGCTGTTGGATTAGAGAAGGCAGAGGAGATAAACGTTGCTTGGTAAGCCTGATTCAAGACAACTGTACCACTAGAGTTGGTAACTTCAATCGAACCTACAACTGGCGGCAAACCAGTTAACGATGGAAGAGACGGCAAAAGAACAATTAAACTTTTACCGTCTTCTCCTACGCTCATCGAGAAATCAGTTCCTCTAACTGATACAACAGCAGTTGGAGTTTTGATTTTTATATTTTCTCTACTATTCTTTGCTATTAGCCCAGAAGTATATCTCACTGTTCCCGATGCAGCTTTGATCGACAAAGAACCTTTGCCGCTAGATGGATCATAAACAAACTCGTCGATTTTTAATTTAGAGAACTCTGTAATCTGGACTCTTGTATCGTCTTCAAAAGTAATGCCAACGCGAGATTGAAGTGTTTCGATAGTATCAAACATCTCAACCCCAACGTTAGCTTTACCATCAATCTTGCTCTTATCTCTGGTAATTTGAGTTGGGCCAGTAGCCTCTACTATTTTACCAGATGAACCAAAAAGAGATAAAGCCGTTAATAAAAATATAACGGCAAATCTCATTAAGGAATCGGAGGTAAACTAGCAGCAGTTGTGCTTTGCTGAATGGTAACTGTATTGAAGCTGCCAGTCAAATTGTAGTTCAAAGTTTGCTTTTCTGAACCTGCTTGCTGGAAGTTCATTGTGTTTGAGCTTCCTAAAACAGTTACAACTTGACTATGACCACTGCCAGCAGCGTTGCCGCCCGGATTACCTGCCTGAGTTGTAGTTAATGTGTTGCTGGAACCAGTGATGAGATAATCTAATTTGTTATATTTACCATCATCAATTCCAACTTTCATTACGTTACTATTACCAGTAACAGCGAATTTAACATCGCCATTAACAGTGGTCGCTTTGTCGGTGCTGTTACCGATAGCGTCTTTGTTGAGCAAGAATGTATTTGAGTTGCCAGTGAAAGTAAGATCAATATTGTTATTTGCTCCATTTGTGAACATCTTTAGGTTATTACTATTACCAGTAGTAATAGATTTAAGGGTCAAGTTGTTACCGATCATGGAGAAGTTAGCATCGTTATTGTCTCCAACTTGTCTCATCTCAAAAGTGAGATTGTCGGATGTTATTTCGCTGGGCGTGCCAGACGAACCAATTTTATTAACGCTACCAGTTTGAACAATAGTTGTTGTACCAGTAGTGGTGATTTGATTAATGTAGATTTGATTCTGCCCAAAGCAAAGGGCTGATAAAAATACATACAGGGCTAATAGTTTGATTTTCATTGTTTTTGAGGGGTTTTATATTTCCAGAATCTCGATTTCTCTCCTTGATCTACTATCTCTATTACTGCTTGTTCAATAGCACTTCTAACAGCTATTGTATTTGGTTCGTTGGCAGTTAATCCAAGTTCAGCTTCCACAGGAGTTACGCCGTGTTCGTAGAACTTGAATAGGTTGCCTGAAACCGCGACACTAGAAATTGTTTTAGTTACAGCTACGCTAAGTAGTATCTCACCTGTTTGTACGCTAACGAAACGAAGTGATACTGTAACAACGTCTTTGCGATATTGAGCACTAGATGATATGCCAAGAACGCTTGCGCCAGCGCCACCAGTAATTATGTTGGTGTCGTAGCCGATGATACCACCTTCTGCAATGATGCCAGCAAACAGCATAGGAGAGAGCTTTTCAGCGTCTCTGCCTTGAAAGGTTTCTCTCGTTTGGTTGATTAGCTGCCGTTCTCTAATGATATTGTCTAAACTGGTGCGTTCTAACACCTGAAACCATTGACCGCTGCCAGCAACGCGCAAAGCGTCTATAAGCCAGCTTTCCGCGCCTTGTGTGACTGCGGACGAAAAAGAGGCGTAGGAATCTACAGTTTTGCGTTGACCAGTCTTATCGACGAAGGAATAGACGGCAATGCTAATTCTAGGACTCTCTGGAGGCGGTAAATTACGCAACTGCTGCTCCAAAGGTGGAGCTTGCAGTTTAGGCTTCTCTAATATAGCAGGTTTTTGCGGAAAAGATGAGCAACCTACTAGGAAAAGAAGTAAGAATGGAGTTAACCATCTCATCCTTATCCACCTCCTGGTTTGAGGACTCCAACAGGAAGCTGAATTTGTGTAGAGCTACCTGTTGCGGGGTCGTTGATATATAGCGTTACTAAATCGCCATTCTTCTGCCAAGTGACGGTTGCGCCACCTTGTAAATTAATAATGCCAAATGTTTCGCCGCTTGAATTGAAAATTTGATCTGTAACTTGAGAAGCAAGCTGAGAATAAATTCTTGCCTGTAAGTTATTTATGAAAGTATTAAGCGGAGTATTTGTAGCTTGAATCTTTTGTTGTTCAAGATCAGCTTTTAAGTTATCCTTAACAGCTTGTTTACGAGTTCTCGCTAAATTCTCTACTGTGAGAGCGTGTCCAGAGTAGTTAACTCCATTAAAAAATGGAGACTTGAAGGCATGAACCATCTCGCTTCCATGCGAGCTGGAAATAAAAATAAATAAAATTAGAAAAAATGCCTTCTTCACCTATCATACAATTACACTTTTTTATCGGATTCTTTGAATTGATAGAAGTAATCGTCGTTATCTAAAGCGACCCACTTGCCTTTACCTTCGCAAGTGAACTCTTTATCAAAGACTTTCCAATCTGGCTTCTCTAATTTTTTAGCGATAAAAGCGCCACCATCTTTCCAAACAACTCTATTATTTGGCTGAAAGAATAATTGATTACATTCTTTACCTGTTGAGTCTTGAAGACCCCAAATAAGATGGCCGCATTTGTGTCCTCCAGCCATTTCAGAATAGCCAAACGCAGCATCAGGATTATCATGCCAGTCTATTGTAAATAAGTATTTGCCCTTAACCCATTCGTGATTCTTGAGTTGAACTTCAACAGCGGCGTTCTTATGATACTCATATCTTGTTACAGACAAGACATTTGAATAACAATCCCAAAGTTGCAGCCAATCTAAAGGATAGTTAGAGTGTTTAGAATCTAGCGTCAGATATTGAATCGGCACTCTATCGTGTCTAGAACCATACTCTGTCATTATTTGAAATGTAAGACAGCGACGAGTTAATGAGGTAACTCCGAAAACTTCACATGAAATATACTCTTTTTCAGCTTTAGTATGATTATAAAGAAAGTCGCTGCTTAAATAAGCATGAAAAACAGGAATATTCGCATTTAAGTATGGCATTACTTAGTTTTACGCTTTTTTGCTGGTGCTTTGGACTCTTTATTTTTATTTTTAATAAACTCGTTCATATCTTCTACCTTCATAATATCTAAATTGGTAGTGATATGATCATAGAATTCAGGGAAACATTCTTTAAATAGCTTAAGATTAATAACTGTTGACTCCATAGAAGGTCTGGAAAAGGAAGAGTAAAGAGCTTTAACCGCTAGTTCATCGCCTTGTATAACTGCTTCGCGCAATTCTGGACATAAGAAAAGACCAAGGAAACAATCTTTAAAGCTATTGACTAACATTCCAATAGATAGTTCAAATTGTTTTTGATTTACGAAGAATGTTTCAACTGGAATATTCCAGCTAACCATTGCGTCATCACCGTAATCAATACTGATCTTAAGAGTTTTTTCTTTTATCTTGGACCAAATAACCTCACCAAGATAAGGCTGGCAAACAGCGAAAAATCCAGATAGTCTTTCTCTAATGTCCGCAGGAATCTCTGAATCAAATTGAGTATTGACTGCGATTTTAGTTAAATCGACAATAGCTTCTTTAAAGTTTTTACGAGTAACTTTCTTTTTCAAGACAGATTCAAAATCTTTCTTTACTTTAGAAAATTCTGTAAACAAAATTGTTTCTTGTTCTTTGTAAGTCATCATTATTGGATTTCCTTATTTGCTCATTAGCTTTTCCATCCAGTTTCAGATTGCTGAAAAGAGTGAAGGGTAATCATACAGTCGCAAACATAATCTTGCGTTGCAAGCCATCCGAGAACTCGCAACTTTTCAAGCCCAAAGCCAATATTCTTAACTTCCATTTCAAATCTTCTTGGAGTTTCGATTGGAAGACCTTCTTCGGATAATGTAATAAGAAGCATTAGTTTTGTATCATCGAGATCATTTGTGGAAATAATCGAGGCTTTATAAAGCGTAAGTTCTTGGATATTAAGATGCTTGCGCGACTTTTCTGTGAGGGCGAATGTAACTTCGTATTTCATGTTAAGAAATCTTTAATTTTTTGAATTGCTGTGGTTTTTTCAAGGAAAGCTTGTTGGACAAACTGCCGTTGATGTTTAAGTTCTTGCTCGTAGTTCAATGATGAAACATAATTTGTCAAGCCTTTTGACAATCTTTTTTCATCAATAATGATATTAGGAGATAAATTATACCCGCAGTTCTTAATAGTATTTTCGCATCCAGCGTCGAACAACATAACAACATCATTCATTAAAGACTCATAGAAACGATTCGCCAAGAAAGCGTAGTTTGAGTGAGTGTGTAGATCTTCAATGTAGATTGAGTATTTATATTTGCGTAAATCCTCTTCGTTCTTCTTCCAAGACAATTTTTCAACATAACTGCATTTGCAGTTGATCGCTTGGAATTTCTTAACATTCTTTGGTGAACAAGAAAGAGAAACGCCTTCTGTTAAAAACTTCTCGAAAGAAACTTGGCGATGCTTACGGTAAGTGCCATAGTAAATGATACCGTCCTTATCGGCAGGATTCGTCGGATTGCGCGTATCCATAATCAAAGAATTAAGATTCACGGTAAGCCACTCAACAATAAAGTCGTTTAGCTTTTTGCCCGCGATGTTTTTATTGAGAATCCAGTGGCGATAACCGCTACGAGGATTATTGCAGATCATGTCATACTTTAATCCATGATTAATTACGCCATAGCGAAGAAGCTGATTGTCTTCAATGTCATGGTCGTTAACTAGCCAAACATACCTCGCGTTTGGATTCTTCGTCAAAATTTCGCGGTAAGGAACATGAGGCATATACGGTGACGCATACGCGCAAATGATTACGTCGTACTGGTTGGCTAAGATTTGTGGCAATTTGTATTCGCCATCCAATAGGTCTGCGCCGAGTGCCTCGGCCAGAATCAAGCTGTTACGGCAATGAACGATTGATGTATCGTCAAACTCATTTGACAGCGGCTTTCTCTTGCTTGTGCTTTCGATGATTAAGATTTTCATTAAATTTTGCGAATTCGCCTTGTTCGTTTGAGTAGTAAATTTCTTTGAAAATTACATCGCCCAAAAGCTTTTGGCAGTGTTTGCAAGGTTTACCCATAGCTATTTTTTCGTTTCTGTCAATACGAAATGTAACTAAAGTATTTTTCGAGTGATCGACCTTGCCAGATTTAATGACGGCGCACGCTTCGGCATGGATGCCGCTTCCTTCAAAATAACCGTACTTTCTGTTTATCGGGTGAGACTTGTTTGAGTTTCTTCCGATAGAAACGACACGATTCTTGTGCAGTATAAAAGCAAAATGACGACACCGGATTCCAGTGTCGTCATAGATAATTAGATTTTTTGCTAGGTTTACGAGACGCTCAAACTTCATTAGAAGTTATATCTAATGCGGACTTCGCCGCCTGTGTCAAGGAATTTTGATGGCAATTTAGAATTTAAACGCTTGCCATTGCTTCCTTCAAACTTGAGTTTAACATCAACTTTGCTGATAGAGACTTTGGTTCCGAGTTCAAAAGTGTCCATGTTTTGACCTTTGTTAAAGGAATTGACATATTGACGACCTTTGCCAACTTCGGCATAAACCCAAGGATAAGCTACGCCAACGCGAGCTTCATGGGAATATGTTTGGGTATTCCAGTTAGTAGCGGAGGTGTTATTCTTGGACTCTAGATAAAATGGGATACCAGCGTGAGCTTTGGTAGCCAAAAGAGCTAGAGTTAACGAAACGATGAATAGTTTAATTTTGTTCATAATCATTATAATTATTACATTAACTTTAATTTTTTCTATAAATAAGTTTTAAAAACAATTCGCTTTCTTGATTAACTTCCTCGAAACCATAAGATTTAATTAATTTTAAATAAGAGTCGAATCTTTTGCGCTTTTTGAATACATGAACAGTGATTTCTCGGTATTTGGATATTTCTAAGTAATTCGTGAAGGCTTGTTTGATCTGTTCGGTTTGATGGATAACTTTGGGGTCAGAGAACATATAAGTGAACTCTGCTGAGATGCTAGTGGTTTCTCGGAATACTAATGCGCCAAAGATTTTGCCTTTGTCATTTTTAAACACACAAGACGTTCTAAAGTTATTTTGTAGGTTTAAAGATATTTCCTTAAAGAATAAAGAAGGCGAGGCAATCGTTGTTATACCAAATGAGGCTTGGGCTTTTACCGCTAATCTTAAAACGTCGGGTAAATCAGACAAACGCATTGGCATTACGGTAAATGCGTCTATTTTTATATGGTTTTTCTGACTCATGGGTGTAATATAATCTAAAGGTAAAAGGAAATGTCAAGGGAATCTAATCATAAAGCTAATTCGGAGTTATTTTCGCTGGAACCAACAGCGTTGTTGGAATTCTTCGTGATTTATTATGATTACGTTAATATGCCAGATGAGAAGCTTTACATTCATGGCGGCACTAATGGAATAAACGGCTCAATCTATTGGCAAGGAGAAGAATATGTACCTTTTCCTATACAAAGTTCAGGTTTTGAGAGTAAAGGCGATGGTTCTCTTCCTAGACCAAAGTTAATGGTATCTAATCAGGACTTTTTCATGTCCAACTTGATTAGAAGATACAACAATCTTGCTGGTGCCAAGATAGTTAGAAAAAGAGTATTCCTTAAGTTCTTGGATAACAGAAACTTTTCTGAACAGCGTAATCCTTATGGAACTGCCGATGCTAATGCTGGTTTAGAAGATCAAGTATTTTTCATTTTAAGAAAATCGAGCGAAAACAGAGCTGTTGTTGAATTTGAACTTAGCTCTCCACTTGAGTTAGAACACGTTACGTTTCCGAAACGTATCGTTATGGCTCGTTATTGCTCTTTTCATTACAGAGGTAACGGTTGTCGTTATATGGGTGCGCCAGTAGCTAATGAATACGACCAAAGATTATCTACGGTAATGGATTTACGAAATGGTATTCTTAAAAGAAAATACACTAATACTGTATTACCTCCTTTAGCTGGTGATCCAGCTGTTGATGTTCTTGAAGATTATCCAGATTTCTTTGTGACAGATTTACGCGATTCTATTTACGTTAATTCTTCGGAAGAAGTTTTGTCTGATGTTGTTGTTTCAGTGGCGACTCAAAAATGTTTTACTGAGTTTTATGGGTTTTTCAAAGTTGATCGCGGAGAAAATGGGAGCTATTCTTTTGGGGTTGATGTCGATGATTCGGCGGAAGTATATATTGATGGAGTTAAAGTAGCTTATAAATATGGAACAGGCTCAATGAGAAACGAGAATTTACCTAGTCTTTTTAACGTAGTTGTTTCTAGTCCAAATTTAGGAGTAGGCTACCACAATATTTTAATCAAACATTATAATTATTTAGGTGGAAATGGCCTTGATTTATATTATCAAACAGGAACTAATTTAGGAACAGCAACTTGGACAAAGATTCCAACTACTCGTTATTATTATGACGCGACAGATTCTGGAAAACTTTCTTCAGGACAAAAATTTACATTTGACGCTTCCTTAAATAAATCAGTTGGAAATGATAGAGCTACTTTATTATCAGCAAAGAATGAATTAAGATGGAAGAACAATGGAAATGCTTATAAAGTTGGTGATTTCGTATATAGAGAAACGAGCAATATAAAAGTTTCTAAAAGTGATATTAACGAAGTCCCAAATTGGGAGCCGCTTATGAAAGTTTACGTTTGTTTGAAAAACCATACATCAGCGCCTAATAAAGATCCATTCTTTAATAAAGAACATTGGGTTGCTGATCAATGCTCTAAAACTCTTACTGGATGCAAAATGAGATTTGGAAACGAAGGATCGCTTCCTTTTGGCGGGTTCCCCGGTACAGAAGAATACAGCATTAACGGACAATAATATGAAATCTATAATTGATCACGCAGCCACATCTGACCTTGAAGTTTGCGGATTCATCTGCATGGAAGATGGCAAAGTGGTAACTGAGCCAGCAAAAAATATCGCTATCTACGAAAATAACTTATTTGAGATTCACCCATTAGAGGTTGTAAAGAAAATCAGAAGCGGCAAGTTGATGGCAATCTATCATACTCATCCTTCATCTGGAGAAGAGGAATCTAAGTTTGATAAATTTAATTGCGAAAATTCTTGTGTTCCGTATCTAATCTATAGCAAGCAAACAGAGAAGTTTAATCTTTTAACGCCAAAGATTCCTCATGTTAGTAAAGAGTACATTAAAGTATTAAAGGAGATGTATGACTAATATATACTTGCATGGAGAATTGAGAAATCTTTACGGCGAACATTTTAAGCTGAACATTGAATCAGCGAAAGATACTTTTCGTGCAATCAATTCTAATAGAAAAGGTTTTATTACTACCGTTAAAAAATTAATGGGGAAAGGTGTTTATTATAGAATAATTATTGATGACGAAGTATTAAGTGATTCCAAAGAGCTGGGAATACAAAAAATCCCACAAGAAATACATATTGTTCCTGTGGTTTGGGGAGCTGGAAGTAACGGAGGAATGCAAATTTTATTAGCGGCGGTTCTAATTGCGACGAGTTTTATCGTTCCGACAAATTTTGCTTTTGCTATAAACGCTTTAAGAATGGTGGGAGCGGCTCTAGCTGTTCAAGGCGTTATGACGCTTTTGTATCCACCAGCAAAACCAGATTTTAATCAAGAAGTGTCTGCTGGTGGTAAATCTTATCTTTTCGGAAGCAAACCGGGCAACGCGTCTCAAGGCCAAGCTGTTCCAGTTGGATATGGCAGATTACTAATTCAATCTTCTCAAATAAGCGCAACAGCTAACCATTATCCATTAGCAACAGACATTAAAAAATTAATGGCTCCTACTGATATGCCAGTAAGCGATTATACCGAAATTATCGCTAATGACGAAGCTCCTTCTCCTTATGGGTTAAGCGTAGATGGATTCTCTACAAACCAAGCTACAGACCTAGGAGACAGTCAAATCTTCTCTTCTATCAATTTAGTTAATTCTTATATTAATATACTTACAACTAGCGTGGGCAAAGTAGCGAGTGATCCTGTTGAAGTTGTTGTGAAAACCAATGGAGAAGTAGTATCAAATCCAAATTTAGATACATACGATCAAGATATTAGTTACGAATGGAAAGAGATTTCTGCAACTACGCCCGGTGCTATTAAGATGGAAACTGCGTACGCTTTCAATGATGGATTAGTCTATCGTTCTTATGATCCATTATCATTTAGATTAAAAACAAATTTAGGAACAGGAGATTTAAATACTCAGCCAAATTATTTCAATGTTTATGAAAGCGGGTCGTTAGTAAAATGGGGTCCAACTGAATTTAATGATTTATCTATTGGAGATTGGGATAAAGATTACCTATTCAAGAAAAAAGAATTAACAAATTATCAAGATCGTTATTTCTCTGCCGTAAGAGATTCGATGGGTAGAGCTGCGATTAGCGGAGCCTCTAGAGCTGGAAGCGTAGTGACGGTAACTACGCAAAACTCTCATGGATTTTTGAATAATATCAACGTCGATTTATTTGAATTAATAGGAACTGGAACAAATACCTCCTATGCTAACGGAACGCATTTGATATCTGTTACAGGAACAGGAACAGGACAAACTAATTTTACATTTAGTATTTCTGGTGCAAGCGGATCTGAAGTATATTCGACATCAACAGGTTCTTATGCTGTAGCTACAGAACAGATAGCTCCTTTAAGCGGATCAACAGTAATTACTGGATTTTGGTCAGAAATACAAAACCCATCCAGTCAATATATATACAAAGCTTTAAAAATAAATACTGGAGTCATTCCATCTTTAGATCCTACAGGATGGAGCTTGGTGACATCTCCTTTAGCAGAAACAGGGTTTGACGCGTTAACTAATAGTTTTCCTGCATTTTCAACACAAGGTATTTATGTTGGAGACGTTAATCAAACAAATCTTCAAACTATAATTAACTCTGATGTAGATAGAAACTCAGTAGATAACTATATGATGGAGTTTTATGGTTACTTATATGTAGAAATGAATCAAGATAAAGTTATTGACATTGTCGATGCACAATCAGGAGTAACTTACGAAATAACAAAAATAGGATCAACTGGTCAATGGGCAACTATCGGATTAACTGGATCAGGAAGTGCGCCGATTATGCCTGAACTTGGAATGACTTTTGTTAAAAATGCAACAGCAGCTTTGACAGCAAGCAATGGAAAAGTTTATCCTGTAAGAAAATTTAACTTTAAAGTAGATTCTGATGATGCTGGCGATCTTCATATAGACGGACAGTTAGCTAGCTCGTATTACAATTCGCATGGATTTGCTTTAAATAATGTTCCAGCTCCAGCAATCGCGGATATACCATCGACAACAACTGAAATAATGTTAACCGCAGGTTTCCATAGTTTAAATGCTAGATTCCAAGATGGAATTGGTTCTGACGGATTGAGTATTTATTATAGATCAAAACTTGATGGAGAGTCGTATTCACAATACGAAGTATTACCGTCTTCCGTTTTAAAGCATAGATCTTATAATGATTTGTCTCAAAAGAAAAATGTTAAATTCTCAAACAAGAGGACTTTGATTGCGGCTTCTTCTATGGTGGCTGGTAAAAAATATAAAATTGTTACATTAGGAAGCGTTAACTGGAGTTCTATAGGAGCGAGTTCTCCAGCAATAGGAAGCGTATTTTACAGAAACAATACAGCGATAACTGGTTCTGGAGGATATGTATTTGAAGATTTGTTTAGTTATTCTCAGTATTCTTCTGCTGAATTTAACCGATTAGTTAGATTCACGGCTGAAAGACCAAGCTCTGATTTATCTACATCTGCAAAATCTGGTTTGTCAATATATAAAGCAAAGTGGCAATGTATCGCTAAAATCGGAACATCTAAAACCATCTATTCTTCGCCAGTAAAAATAGATGTAAAGTTCTTAAATTCCAATACTCAAAAATCATTACAGTCTTCTGTAAGCGATTCCAGACTGATAGGCGAATAATACATGAAAATACTTAATCCATATAGATTTTTCAAAGGAGCATTTGGCTCTGGAACTGACGCCGCCACTCCAAAATTAATACCGCCCCGCGAACAAAACGGTCTTTTAAAATCAATATCTATATTTGAGTGTGTTGATTTGCTTTGCGAAGGTCCAATTTATGGATTGGTTGATCAATTTGGCAAAAAAATATATGGTTTAGATATGCTAAAAGGAATTTATTTGAACGATACTCCTGTTATGAATTATAAAGGAGAGTATAATTACAGAAATGTAATGATGGAAATCAACTTTGGAACTGAAAATCAAAAACCGTTAAATAATTTCAAAAAAGTATATATAGCTCGTCCAGCTAATTTTAAGTTACTAGGCCCAATCTCTAATACAGATACAGGAGCTGAAGCTGCTTTGAACAATAGACCAGGTGGTAATTTCGTTAATTGGGCAAAAAGTAGTGATGGCTGGCCTAGCGAAAACCAAGATCCTTTTGTATTTATTCATAAGATAAAGAATAAAGACGTTAAGAAGTTAAAAATTAGCTTATTAATAGAGCAGTTATTCGATACAGTGAGCGAGGGGAACGATACAAACGGAGGATTGGGCACAAATAAAGCTACTAATTTAGAAATAAATATTAAATTTGGATTAGATGGCGGACTTATTCTTGGTAATAGAAATATAGTTATCAATGGTTTTGTCAATTCTCCATACGGATTAATGATCGGAGACGGCTCAAGCATGGGTGTTGGAGGAAGTCTTAATAGAAATATCGGAGTTGGAACTATGTCAGGAAATGATGGAAATGGACCATCAGCGGGTGGTTCATTACCTAACGATACCACAAGAAATTATTGGGATGATTATTTAAGAGATCAATGGAAAGTAGGAGAACCGTAATATGTCTATTCAAAAAACACAAGCAGAGGTTGTAGCGTTAGGAATTAGCCCAAGAAATTATTCAGCTATACTATCTACTATATATGATTTAAACGATAAAGCGGTAAGCAATTATGTTCCAACAGCTCCAAATACTATTGTATATACAAATTCTGTTGTTGGAGACGGAGCTTCATATAAAACGTTTAATGCGTTAGCTGCAAACTCATTTGTTAAAGGAAGTTCTATAACTGTTTCAGGAAGAGCTAGTTATTTTATTTATAGTGGATATACAACTATTTCTCAAAAAGCTGCTATTAAAGTAGTCGCTGAAATTGATTTCGGTCGTTCTTCGTCCACTTATCAAACTTATACTTGGGAAATGTTGGCGAGTGAAATTGTTACTGAAGGAAATAATGTAGGAACATTTTCTTTTCAAATACCATCCGAAATTACCAGTAAGCTAGCAGTAGCAGACGATCATTATTTAGCTATTTGGGCTACATCGCCAGACAATGCGTTTGTAAAATTAACGGCAAGTGGAACTACTAATAATGCAAGAAAATTTGCAATAACAGCATCTTAAAAATATAATAATTTATGTCAGACGATCCAAACGAACCACAATCGACCGAGACAAGCCCAATTACACAGAATGAAATGCTATCTGCTGACATTGTGCTGCCTCCGTCTGTAAACGGAAGAGATCGTTTCATTTTGATAGAAAAGAAATCGCCAGAAACTATTAATCCTTTGGTCAAAAGAGAAGTTAGCGTAGAAGCTGTAATTGAAGTTATAGATAGAAATTTCTCTTATCCAATGGCCGCTCACGTTGGATTAAAATTTGATTCTAGAACGTTTTCTAGTATTCCTTCAAAAAAGTTTGATGTCAAAATGAAGAAGGTTAAAGTTCCTTCTAATTATTATCCGACAGGAGGCAACGGTTTAGATAGAAGATATGTTTATCCAAATCCCGATTATGACGCAGACCCAAATACATTAGACGTTGTATTTATGGTTGATCAAAATATGAATTTTGCAACCAGAGCTTTATTAAAAAGAAACTTAAAAGATATAATTTCTAAATTAATTTCTGGATATAAATACACAAGAGCTTCTATCTGGCAAACATCGAACGGAACCAACACGACAATTAACGAAAAAACAGGAGATATAATTAATAACTTTACCTTTTTTTCAGATGATGGAGCGTTCTTTGAAATTGAAACTCCTGATTCTGATGGGGCAAATAATACAAATCTTTACAAAAAATTGTTCGATGCTTTAAGCTCAACTCAAATTTCTACAAATCCAGATGAAACTATTATTGCTAATTACTTTTTAAGAAAAACTCAATTTAGTATTACAGATACAGTAGGACAATCGAGCGAAGGATCAACTTTAAAACACGTTTGGGAAAATACTGTTAGAAAGGTTATTTATTTTTCTGGATCAACTCCAGAAACAATGAGCGAAAATACTTATGATACGCTGTTATCTCATGCAAGAGAAAGCTGCATTAATATTTATTACTTTCATAACGATTCAGATTTTTCTGGCACAAGAACTTTAAGAGAACTCGCGGAGGACACAGGAGGAGCAAAGTTCTGTATGCTTCATGATTCAGACGTTAAATTAACTCAGTTCTGTGACAATAACTTTTACGACAGTAATAAGATATACTATGGAGATTGGGACGGAACATTTAAGATCGCTTGGACAGATAATCCTGCTTGGGTATTGTATGACATTATTACTGATCCTAACTATGGATTAGGTAATTATATTGATTCTAAAGCCGTAGATAAGTGGACTCTTTATGATATTGGTCGTTATTGTGATTGCGTTGATGATGACGGAAGATTTAGAGGAGTTCCAGATGGCAAAGGCGGATTAGAGCCAAGATACACTTGTAACATTATCTTCTACAACAAAGATGAAGCTTACAATGTATTGAAAGATATTTCTGCTGTATTTAAAGGCATCTTGTATTGGACGACAGAAGGCTTTTCATTCTTTGCTGATATGCCGAAACAAGCTGTAATGCAGTTCGCCAATTCTTCAGTAAAAGATGGAGTTTTTAATTACGAAGATACTGCTAAAAATTTACGTTACACATGTGTAGAAATTACTTATAACGATAGATATGATTTTTACAAACCAAAAGTAGAATACGTCGAAGATTCGGAAGGTATAGTCAAATATGGATTAAATCCGTTTAAAGTTAATGCCGCTGGATGCACCTCTAGATCAGAAGCGAAGCGCATAGGAAGATACGTTATGTCAACTTCTATGCACGAATCAGAAGTAGTAAACTTTACCGCAGGTATAGAAGGCTCTTATCTCCAAATCGGAGATTTATTTACGATAAGCGACGAAATTAAAAATGTCGCAAGAACGTTTGGAAGAATTCTCGATGTAGATTCAGCTAACAAAACAATCAAAATTGATGGTGAGTTCCAACAAGGATTATCTTCTGGTATATTTGTTCACATTCCATCTGGAAATTATAAAGTATCTGATTTAAATGCGCTTAATGATTCTGATGGTAATTTTACTGGAACTTTAGAAAACATCAGAGCTAGACGCCAAAGTCAATTAAAACAATTAAATATTAAACAAGTCCAAGATGATACATACGGATGCACTTTGACTGTTACTGGTAATTTCTTAATGGATTCTGTAATTACAGACGTTCATTTGGAAGAAGGAAGACTTTCTGGTGCTGTTACAACTGGAGATAGCGTTTTAACAGGAATCGTTTACAGATTTCCAGAAAATACAATAGCTGATGGAAATCCAACTTGGGACACTTTATCTTATCAACAAGTAACTGGAGTATTTAATGAAGTTGGGCTTGATGTTGACTTAATTGGAGAAGCTGGAACAGGTCAATTAATTGCTCCTGTGTCAAATAACTGGCTGGGCAAAATAGACTATAAGCTTAATGGATCGAATTCATTCTTTTATGCAAATGGCTCCGCTCAAGTAGAAGTAAATACTAATGCTGTCGCTATTGCAGAAATATCTGCTACTAATGGTTCTAGAATTAACTCTGCAACAGTATCTAATTTAGATGATGTATGGGGTTCTTCTATATATACATCTGCGGTAACTGGCAATGTAATAGCTATATTCACAAGAGGTCCGGTTGTTAGTAATTCATACGCCGCTTCTAACGCTAATTGGAAAAATCTTGCAGCAACAGAGGTATTCAAAATTGGTAAAAATATATCTGCAACTTCGACTTCTTTCGGATATGCGGCTGCATTTGTCAAAGGTGGATACAGAATTATTGAAAGAGCTTCTAAAAATTTGAGTGATCAAGGAAGTTTGACGTTCTATTATAGAGATTTGTTAGCTTTAAGTAAGCTGCGCCCATACTACACAATCTCTCAGGCTGACATTGGAAATAATCAAGCAACGAATCTTAAAGATTGGACATTTGATTTCGCATACAAAGTTGGAGACAGAGTAAAGAATAATGGAAATGTTTATTTGTGTGTTCAAGATCATAAATCGCCAACTACATTTGAAGTTGGGAATAAATGGACTGCTGGAAATTCTTTAGGATATTCAACATACGGATTCCCAAAAAACTTTTATGTAAAACAAAGTGGTCAAAAAATACCGATCACAACAGAATTAACAACTGCTCATATTACTGGAACATTCCTTTCTTTAGGTATAAATAAAATTCATGTTGGAGCAGGACCACTTGGAGAAAGTAATTTAGCTACGCTAGCGGAAGGTTCCGGTTTAGGTTATAGCGGATTAGTATATGGAACTGGTTATCCTATTGGTTATTATAATTTAAACGTAGATACATCAGCCAGAAACTTAGATTTACTTTCAGCTGGAAGCAGTTATGTGTTAAGTGGTTCAGGAGTTGAACCTAAATATTACAAAACTATCGCTACAAAAGAAGAAGAGGCTAATCAGTATGCTATTGTTGGATTGCAGTATATGCCAGACAAAGAAAACTTTGTAGAGAGAGAAATTGCGGATAATTCACCAAGCCAATACGTTACTTCGCCTTATGATAAAATCATAAAGCCAGATCCAGTATCAGCTATCACAAATACAGGTATATACGGAGGAACTGGATTAGATGTTACTTGGCAGCAAGTAACAAGTACACCAATTAACGGTTATAAAATATATGTAAGCAGACCAGACTATTCAAATACTAACGATTCTGCTTTAACCGAGTTTTTCGCAGTACCATCTGGGACTAACAAGGTTACTATCCCAATTAATCAAAAATGGGGACAATACGATATTGATGTTTATAGTCAAGGAATTACTCCTTACAAATTTTTGTCTGATGGCGCTGCGTCAATCGCTATTCAAGTTTTACCAAATCCAACATTGCAGATTGGTGGAACAACGGTTAATTCTGTATTGGTTAGTGGAATTAAATTAGATACAGCTGATACAGATAGCTTAAGATATAATATTGGTTACAAATCTTCTGATTCCTGCTTTACTGGCGTTGGCGTAGGAAACTTTACATCAGCCGATTTAACATTTAGATGGAAGTATATTGATCCTACAGGCGGAATAATTTCTAACATTGATCAGATGAGGCGCAATCCTTTTATCGAGTTTCCTCCAAAAGTAACTTTGGAAATCATCAATGAAGGTGGCGCGGTTTTAGAGACTGTAAAACAATACCAAGGATTTTCTTACAGAATAGATGAAAATGCTAATAAGAAATTAGTGAGCAAGGAGCAAAGTAACTATCAAAACGTACAAGCTTCTAGAAACTTAGGATTGAGAATCAAAATCGAAGATACCAATGGTAAATCTTTTACTGGAATTTATCAAGCGACAAACATTCCTCCTTCGTATAAAGAAATTGAAGTTATCGACTCTTACCAAGATTCGCCGTATCAAATTCTTTCTGGTATTTATGGAAATCAATCCTACCAAAGATTAGCTGTATGGTGCAGTGGCGCAAATAATATCGTTACTGGCTCTGGATTAAGAGATAGTGCTGGCGCTATGCTTAGAAGTGAAGACGAGAGAGATGTTTCTTATGGAGATATAGTATCTGCATTTTTAAGAGCGACAGGATTTAATGGAATTGAAGAAGGAGCAATTCCTTCTGTTGCTGGAATTACTATCAATTACAGAGGTGATGGAGATCCAGACTACGAGGCTTATGTCAATCTATATGGAGACTTACTGGACTTTTATAATAAGAATGTTGATAAATCAAAATCTAAAGAAAGTTTTGGATTAGAGCATTATACAGCTTATGGAATAAATGAAGGAAGAGAGGTGCCGAAAACCAAAAACAATCCAATGGGAATTGCTGATTTAGACGCTGTGCCTACTGGCAAAATAGGATTCTCTGGAATTGCTATGACAGTTTTACCAGAAAAAGTTTCTTTTAACAAGATTGTATTTAACTGTTCTTCACCTTTGTCAAATAAAGATGTTTATAAAGTGGATATATACACGGGAGATGTATCAGGTTTCGTTCCAGACGTATCGAAGAAAACGAACTATCATAGAGAGTATCTAATGACTGATACCAGAAGATTGCTTAACATCATAGAATTGAGCGACGAATCAATAAAGAGATCAACAGACTATTACTATAAATTCTTACCTTACGATGATTTTGGCAGCGGTATCATGTCTGCTGTTTGTAGCGGTTATTTAGTTAACGAAGAGAGAGAAGCTATAACTAAATCTTATAAGAAGAAAACACTTAACGGAAACGCTGACGAAGGAGAAATCAGTGCAGCTGATATGACCGAAGATATTAGATACAAAATAGTATCATTAGGCACAATCAACTGGAACGGAATTGGGCTTAATGCAGCTACAGTAGCAGAAATAAACGTAGAATTTGTTTACAACGGAGAAACTATAACAGGAAGCAACGGCGTAGTTCAAAGAATAGAAAAACCTGAAATCATCGCACCAGCAGAAATGGACATACTCCATGTTTTTAATACAAACAGTAATTCTACTGTAGTTGTCCCAGAAGATGTTGTTGAAGGGTCGTCGTTAAATTTCGTGAACATTGGAGAACACGATATTTACGTCAACAATCCAGACGGAGATACAGCTAATGGTGAAAACATAACTGTATTGAAGCCTAACGAAAGAGTCGAATTATTTAAAATAAATGGACTCTGGATTGATCCAAGAGGCGATAATCTTTACTTAGATTAAAGCTTAATATCGAAAACAGATTCGTCCATCTTGTTATCTACGCCTTTAACGTAGGACGAGATTTCTGTTTCTTGAGGCGCGACTTGAATCTTCTTGCTGTCATAGAAGCTATTCAACCATCCAGAAAGAGGATTAGCTTTAACATTATAGATTTTCTTGTAACCCATAGAAGTTAAACGGTTATCAGCAAGCCATTCAACGTAGTTCTTAAGCGAATCAGAGGTTAAACCAATCAAGCTGCCGCGAGAGAAAAGGTAATCGGCCCATTCTTTTTCTGCGTCCACCGCCATACGATAAGCTTCGTAAACACGGTCTTCATTGTTCTTGGTTATTTCTTGAAAGCCTTCTTTTGGATTGTCGCGGAGAATTTTAAAGATATTCTGCGTGATAGCGACATGAAGATTTTCGTCTCTAGAGATCAGATTAATAATCTTTGCGTTCCCTTCCATCTTGCCGCGATATCCGAAATAGAACGAGCAAGCGAACGAGACATAGAAGGTAAGACCTTCGGTGATTTGGGTAGCCAACAAAGCATCAAAGATCTGCTGTTTAGGATCGCTGCTCTTAGTATTCAAGAGCGCGTCATATCGGCTAGAAATAGCTTCTGCGCGTTTAACAATCTCTTTATCTTCTAAGATAGAATCAAAGAACTTAGTAGCATCAGGATGTACATTTTGGAGAATGTAAGTATAGCTATTGCTATGAATAGTTTCAAAGAAAGACCATACATTCATGCAAATTTCAAGCTCTGGATTGCTAACGTAATCAGCAAGAGAGTTGATGCTGCGCGAAAGCATAGAGTCAGTCATCGTTTGAAAACGAAGGTTGCTATCAAAAACGAAACGTTCTTCTGGAGACAAGTTCTTGTAATCAGCAGAATCTTTAGTAAGATTAACCTCTTGTGGCCGCCAAAAGAAGTTCATCTGTTGATCATAAAGATCATAGAACTTTGGATACTTCAAGCGGTCATAACGCTGAATAGCTAAATCTTCGCCAAGAAAGATCGGCTGTTTAAGAGAATCTGTGTTTATGGTGTTTAATACTGTTTTCATTTTTTATAAGGCGCAAGCTCCACTAGAGCAGTTATCTACTTCTTCTACTTCTGGTTCTAATTCTGTTTTTTTAACTTCTGTCGCTGAACCAAGTACGGTTTGTGTATCGCCGTCAAATGTGTTTGTATAGTAAAGATTTTTAATACCATACTTATAAGCCAACAGGATATCACGAACAAGATCGGTTTGTGGCGGAACTTTGTTTGGATAATTCGCTGTATTGTAATACAAGTTTGTTGACATACTCATATCTACGAATTTTTGAATGGCAGCAGCTATTTTAAGATAGCCATCGTTGCTTGGCATTTCAGAAGCGATAGTGTAATGCTGTTTGTACTCTTTAATATTCGGTACAACGACAGAGATAACACCAGCTTTTGAACGTTTAAACGAGATTAGAGAGCGAGGAGGTTCAATGCCGTTTGTTGAAGACTGAATTACAGAACTAGATTCGACAGGCATAATCGCCGTCAAAGTGCTGTGACGCATACCGTGTTGAGCGATTTCTTTGCGAAGACCTTCCCAATCAAAATGGAGTTTTTCTGTAACGAACTCATCAACGTTCTTGCAGTAAGTATCTATCGGCAAAATACCTTGAGAGAATTTGGTCAAATGGAACTTTTCGCACTTACCCTTTTCTTTAGCGACTTCAACAGAAGCTTTGATAAGATTATAGCTCACAGATTCCATAAGCGCGGCTACCTTATTAGGAGCTTGCTTATCAAAATACTTCATTTGACGCTCGGCCAACCAAGCGGCCAAATTGGTAACACCAACACCAAGGCTGCGACGTTTCTTAGCAAAGTTTTCAGCAGCAGGAACAAAATAATTTTGATGGTCGATCAACTCTTCAAGCATACGGACAATAACGTCGCATACTGATTCCATTTCATCTTCTGAGATTTCTAGAAGATTGACGGCAGAAAGGATACAAACTCCGATTTCGCCATCTTTATCATTAACATCTTTGATTGCAGTTAAAGGATGGTTAACTTCCAAACAGAGATTAGCAGTATCAACTTGTTCAGTCCAAGAACCATGAGAGTTAGCATGGTCAACATTCATCAAATAAATGCGCCCAGTCTCAACACGCTCTTTAGAGAACAGGAAAAGAAGCTCTCTGGCATTAACTACCTTTTTAAATTTAATTTTATTATTGTTTTCTGCTGCTTCGTAAAGCTCTTTGAAACCTTCCATACCAAAGTTATTCCATAGTTCAGGAACTTCATGGTAAGAGAATAAGGTCACTGTCTTGTTAGACATGGCGCGATCATAGAACAAACGATCAAAACCAATGCAGTAGTCGAGCTTACGGACACGATTGTCGTCTGTGCCAGCGTTGTTCTTTAAAACCATAATGTCTTCAATGTCGTGGTGGAACCACGCAACATTAACAGTCGCAGATCCGCCACGGATGCCATTTTGATGGCAAGACTTAACGGTGGACTCAAACATCTTCAAGAACGGAATTGGGCCAGTATGACTGACCATGCCGCCTTTAACTGGGCTGTTTACGGCGCGAATACGGCTGATATTCATGCCAATGCCGTATCGGTTGGCAGTAGCTAGACCAACAGCGGTATTATTGCCGAAAATCGAATCTAATGTATCGTCAACAGTGAACAAAGCACACGAAGCGTAAGACTTTAAAGTTGTGCGAACGCCCGCCATAATTGGCGTAGGAAGATTGATCTTGTGTTGGCTAAAATAATTGTAGGCGCGTTTAACGTACTGGAGTCTGTTTGAGCTATAATTCTTAAACAGAGTCATAGCAATAAGCATATAAGCAAATTGCGGTGTTTCGTAGATTTTCTTTGTAGTGCGGTTTTGAACTAAGTATTTCTCGCACAACTGTTTAATACCAGCATAAGTGAACGAAAAATCACGGTCATGTTTTAAATACTCGTCAATCTTATGGAACTCTCTTTCATCGTACCACTTAAGAATCTCGGCATCATAAATACCCGAATTAATGTTTTCCTTTACAAAATCAATAAGCTTTGGCGCGTTTCTGCCGCCCCAAACTTCTTTACGAAGCTGATAGCTTTGCAAACGAGAAGCAACGTATTGATACTGAGGTTTTTCCTCAGAAATAAGATTAGCGGCAGACTCGATCAAAGTGTTGTGAACATCTTTAGAAGATATTCCATCAAAGAAAGATAAGTTAGCATTAATTCCTACTTCTTCAAGAGAAGTGTCGCTAATACCTTCACAAGCCCAAGCTAAAACTTTATTAATTTTGTCAGCATCGAATTTTTCAACTTCGCCGCTTCTTTTCTTTACATTCATTAATTTTTTCATATTGAAACCAAAATAGGTAAGATAATTTACAGGTTAAACAGACGTTAATTTTAAACAAAATCCTTTAAGAAACTATTTGTAGTTCTTAACGAAATTGAGTGTATCCACATTGAATCCATTGTTCATATAAAACATTTGGACTCTAGGATCGCCGCCATGACTAATGTAGGAGCAGTTTAAGAAGTCAAGGCTTTTTTGCTGAATAAATTCTTCTACGGCAGAAATTACCTTAATGCCGTCGAGAGAAGACTTTCCACAAGTAACCCAAATGATTTCTTGCACACCTTTCCTACCGCTAACCCAATCAGAGCTAACTACACCAGCAAAGATTGAGTTGGGTTTTCCGTCTCTAAAATAAACAAAGAAAACAGCGTCATCCTTGAGGGTGAGCAAAGCGGTAACTAGTCTATCTTTTAGGTAGTCTAAATTCCACTCTGCTCCCCAATGTTTTTGAGTTTTGCAGATGTTTTGTATCCGCTCGGTCAAAGACATTTCATCAAGAATAGCTTTAAGCTCAGAAGCTTTAACGATTCTCTTGACCATATTAGACAAACTTAATTAAAGCGCGAGCTTCTTTAACTGGAATATCAGTCCAAGTTTTCCATTTAGAGGCTTCTTCGTTACGGTATGTTTCAGATTTCCAAAGACTGCGTAGAAAATCTTTAAAGCTTTCAAACTCATCTCCACCAGAATTATGTTCAGAGTCTCTGAATTTATTCTTTAAAACTCCTTGAGGAGTAATATCGCTTGAATGGTCGCTTGCGGCGATTACTTTACCAGAACCTTTCTTGTCGATTTCGTCTTCGCCGACGATATGAATACCAAGATAATTGCGGACAGCGCGAACAAAAGCTCGATTGGCTGCAATAGTTTCTAGGAACTTTTGACCAAAACCATCAGTGTTTTCAGAAGTGGCGTTAGCAACATCCATAGAAGAACAAGCTTCCCAGCTATCTTCACCAGCAATTTGATTGGTGCTTTCAAAATTAGAAATCCAATCTACGGAGCACACAGCAACTACATAATCTTTTTCAAGTTTAGGAAAAGTATATGAAATCCTGCTGTAGCCACGAAGTTTAGCGACTTCTTTAATTCCCGAAAGTTTGATCAGAAGCTTATTATCTTCCAGCCCTTCGATAGAATCTGGAACTGGTTTACCAAAACGTTCAAACGAGCCTCTATTTGGATAGAGATGCGCTGGTTTGACCATAGCTCGCCAGTTTACGGAGCCATCTTGATTGAAAATATAATCTACGTTTTTTAACAACCCTCGTTCGTCACGATTGGTCGGCTTGTCGAATGGTTTTGTGTTTGAGTCGTTCATCTTTTATAATGTGGAAGTGTTCTAATTCCTCCCAGAAGACAGGATCATCTACGACTTTTGCCAATCTGTCAAGCTTTGGTTGATTGCTTTTCCAAGCTAACTTACTGGCGAAAACTTTTTCTTCTGAAAGGATTATCTTTTCAGAGGAAAACAAACACGTTTCATCTATCATGTCAATAGCTTTTGCGGATTTTTTATCGAAAGTTTCGTCTTTCTCTAGACCAAAATCAAAGAATTTTTCGGCCAACGTTCCCCAATTATCGCCATCTTTAGCGATTAAATCAATTTTAATTCCAAGTGATTTAACGTCCTTGAGGTATTCAAGCGTAATTGTATCGTTAGCGATAACCGTGATACCGTGAACCTTAGATTTGATAGCGTCGATAACTTTAATAGGAATTTCTTTATCGGTAATGATGTTAAGAAAGCTTATCGAAGCCAAGCGAACAAGATTAGCTTCAGAATAATGGTAATCCATTCTGATGTTGCAAATTTTATCTTTAATTACGGCTGGAGCCATCAAAGAATCAGGAACGATCTCAATCGTAGGCTTATGATACAAGTCGCCAATATGCAAGGTCTTTACTTTATCTAGGTCATTTTCAATGCCAAGTTGATTTAAAGCCGCTCTAGCTACCACCTCTGGCATGAACGTGTTAATCTTCTTCTTTTCTTCTGTAAGCGAAAAGGATGGCTTGCCTTGAGTCTTCCAGTCAACTTCAAGCAAGGTTTGGTTCGCTGGGTCGCCCCAAAACGGTTTGCAGTTCTGGGCGTAGCAGTAAGGATACATTGCCACGATCTTTGTATTGAAATGACCCGCAAAGTGAGCCGACAAACTATCAATACCAAGATAAAGAGAAGCGTTCTTAATCAGATAAGCTAATTGAGATAAAGAAGTTTTGCCTCTCAAGTCCATATCGACTGCGCCTACCGATTGATCTGATTCAATTCCAACGTGAATGATTTTGTAATCAGTTGTGTATTCTTTGATGTGAGAAAATACCTTTGTCCAGTAATCGTACTGACGAGAATTACCTTTACCGCTTGTTTGGAAAACGATATACTTATCAACAGCTAAAGGATAATAAGCTTCGTTAACAGTAGGTTTATCAATATAAACGCCGCAAGATAGTGCGTAACGATTAAGTAAGTGCATGGCTAGAAAGAAGATTAAATTGGATTTTGTCTATACCATTATGTTGGTAATCGTAATTTTTTTGAGTTCCCAAATGCGGCAGGAATGTAATGTCGAAATAACCTTCGCCTTTAGCGTGACCTTCCATAGTCAACAGGTTCTCCATTGCAGGGCTAAACTGTAAAACTTTATGGATATGAGGATTGCCGTTAAGCAGCTCGTTAAATTCTGGCTTTGTAGCAAAGTAGATATTGTATTCAGGATATACTTCCTTAATCGAAGGAAGCAAAGAAGTGCTCATGAAAACATCGCCAGCACTTTGTGGCATAACGAATAAGATTCGACGACCGAGATCATCTTTGTCAAGTAAGTCGGACAATTCAATTTTACTGTTTTGCTGATTCTCTTTGGCTCCAACATTTCTAAAATAAGATAAGATTTGATCTCTGGTTACTCCTTTGTTTAGTTGAGAAATCCAAGTTTTAAGACCATCATCATTCTCATCAACTGTCATTCTAAGAATGTTTTTGTATAAGTCGATAACCCAAGCTACGTTGTCTTCTGTATCGAGAGGAATATGGTTTGGATTACGCGGAACAAAGTCGTCCTCAAAATTCCATTCAACAGTTGTGGAGTTGTCGATAATTTCTTCTAATTGTTTGCCAATAACCTCCGCAGAAAGATTCTCGATAACAAACTTTCTAGCTTTCTTACCCATCACAAGACGTTTTTCGAGAGGCATCTTGTAAACTCGTTCAATTTTCTCAGCAATAGACTCAGGAAGTGTGGTCGCTTTGATGAAATTAGTGCCCGGTTCGTAGTACGGCTTCCAAGTAAGAGGCATACCACCACTTTCTTCGGTAGAAAAGTCTTCTCCGCATGAATAATTGGTGACCAAAGTGATCAAGCCAGTTAGTTTAGCCTCAGTAACAGGAATTTCTTGACCACCAC